GGTGGCTCTTTTGTGCTTTTTTTTAAATTTTGGGCGCTGGAAGGACCAGCGGGGCGTGTGACGGCCTAGGCCGCGATGGGCGGGGGCGTGACGGGGCCCTCGGCCGCAAAGTAGGGCAGGGCGGACTCGTGTCTCCAGCGGAGGTCTTCGAGATTAACTATCGCGGCCGCATGGACTTGTTGGGTCACAACGGCAGCCGTCTCGGCGTTCGCGAGACGTATCTTCGCGGCCTGCAAGGCCTCTTTGGCCTCCAGCAACTGTTCCATGGCATCTACGAACTTGCGAACCACGATATTATTGGTTGAAGTCGTCTGCAGAACCTGTTTGTGTGTATTAGAAACAGCTGTCTTGGCTATCGCAAGCTTTTCTTGCGCGTTCAACATGTCGAGTTCGGTCTCGAAGACTTTTTCTTGTGTGGCAAGGAAGGCCTTGCCCATCAACTTCTCGTGTGCAGCGGCGTCAGCAATGATCTTATCCATTTCCTACTGATGTGTGTGTCAGCAGAGTGGTATCCACATCTCTTGAAGTTAAAAAGTTCATTTTCCATGAAAAAAACGTGTATGTAGTCGCTGCATACCATCTGCATAAACATATGAATGATATGTTTCATCATTTGTTGAAATAAATGGTCCACCTACAGACTTAACGTATTTCTTCCATTCTTTAATTTCACGATTCAACATCCAATACTTGAAATATTCATACCACTTTGTCAGTGTTTTATGAATGGTCATCAAGGTAAAGATTCCAAACTCACCACCAAAAAACACAATTGAAACTAGAGTATACAGTGGATACAAAACCATATCGACCCAAAAGTTCAGTTTTTCAAACAAAGTTTCTTGTTTGAAAAGTTGATCTAGATCTACAAACTCATCTGCTTTCGCAAAATAAGATTGATTATTCAGAATCAGATATTGATTGATCTCTATCGACATACTCTATTACGATTCCTTCTGGAGGAAATTCTTTCTCTTCTAACGTCTTAGCATCCAAATAAACCCACTTCTTAGCATCACATCCTGTTATCTCCTTTAAAAACTCTGGATTTACAGGTGTGTCATACTGAACATAATTGTTTACAATATCTGTGATACATTCGACGCGGTCTTCTAATTGAGCACCCACCCAAAACCATGGCAATGTTTCTTTAGGGATATCAGGAACGTGTGATCGAACATCATTTGGACAAAATCGTCTTTTACACCAAAATAGTTGTCTAAATAATACTCGAGCACAATAGTTCATTTACGTTTAATATAGAGACGATGTTGAAATGGGTGACGCATCCTGGTTCTTTAAATGACTCACGATTCGATCTCGGTTTTTCAAATTATCTCCTGTGAGTGGATTACTGAATCCATCAGCTCCCCCGCGATCCATACCTAATCCAAGAGCAATTGTGGATGCAAGCGCGACCATAATAAAAGGTGTTGCAACAATCGCCCACGAGACAATTCCTAGATCAACGCTGCACAAAGCGTCTAGAATTACGACACCTGCAATACCCATTACAGTTTTGATAGCGGCAGTCGCAAATCTGCCAAGAGAAAGATCAAGACCTGTGTGAATTACCACATAAAGCAAGTACAATAGCGCTGGAGGACAAAGAGCATCGATAAAACGCATCTTCACAGTGTTTACATTTGTAACAGTAAAAAATGAGCTGGACAGCTATTAATAAAATTATGGAACTCGCAGGATGTACTGAAGCTCAAGCTGTAAAGGCGTTTAATGAGCACAAAGATATTGTCGAAGCTGTAGTCAGTATTTTAGATGTACCTTATATTCCTGGAAACCCTAGACCTCGGGAACCCAATGAAGTTCAAAAAGCATTCATAAAAATGAGGAAAGATATGGAAGCACTCGACCATTCAATTACGAAGACAAATCAACTCGATTCTTCTTCTCCAAAGTTGTCGCATACCCGCGACCCTGTCCAGGAAGAAAAGAAGTCAGGTTCCGACTGTACTCAGCAAAGTCATCAAGTAACTCTGGCAGAAGTGGAGCAAAAACAGGAAACTGCTTGTCCGTCACCGTCTGTATGTTTTTGCGATTAGCTGTTGAATGACCAAACATTACCTTGCTTTGATCATCAATCCCTTCAATAGTTCCCATACCTAAGAATGGAGTAGTTGCCCATGGGCGTGCAAATACTTGTTTGGGACCTTTCTGTCTTGCAGTTCCAGGCACACCAAATAAAAGATCAGATTGTGTATCAATACCGCATCCACCTTCTGGAGAGTTACCAAAATTGCCTTGACCAATCATACCTGGATTGGATGCCATATTTGATACAGCCCAACCATTGCCACATCCCCCAGGTCTACCTGGTTGAACAGGAGTATCTCTGCGCGCATCTGGATCTCTTGCTGCTTCACCTTGTCGAGTGTTTTCAAAGAAAGTTAGGTACGACATCTTACTTATCGTCTAGATGTTTTCTTTTTGTTCTTCTTAACTTTCTTATGCGTTCGTCTCCGCTTTTTACCACCAAAAAGACTATTCCCAAACTCCTTCCTACACGCTTCCTTTCGTTTATTTTGTGCAACAATTTCCGCAGTGGCAGCTGTAGTTTGTAATTCTTTTTGTTTTGCTTCCTCGGTCGTTTTACTTTCATTCTTTTCTGCCTCAGCTTGAAGTTTCGCGAAATCCGTATCTTCTAACTCTTTAATATCTAGCAAAATCCGTAAATTGTCTATTATTTTTCTATAAGCTTTGTATCTTTCTTCACTCTGTATTTCAACGAATGGTTCATAACCAGTTCCTCGAGGTAGTATCAAGCTAGTGTGAGCTTGTACCGTAGGAATATCATATTGTTGAGTTGCAAATCCTTCTTGACGAGGAAAATACTGTATCGTCCAGTCTATCCTTGTACGCTTTTCTAAAACTTCTGGAATAATTTCGCTAAATTTAGGAAATTCATGTGTATTTCTTAAGTTTTTTATTAAGGGATCATTATCCAATGTTTGTTTAGGATCAATTGCCTCACTATAAGTGTAGTCGTTCTTTGTATACATTGCTACTGGCTTATTTTTAGCATCGCCGATACTCAGTACCTGCACAAGTACTTGTTTACCGTCAAACCCGATGTTCCATTTAGCTTGACCTCTGCTACCAACCGCAGCTTTGAATTTACGAAAAAGTGTTGGTTTCTTTAGGTCACTCATTTCTATTTAATACAAGAAAAACGAACTACTTTAGCGATACGTGTTTAATGTCAAAAATGCCAATCCTTCAACCTGCAGATTGGTTGGAGCAAGATATCAAATTCAAGTATGTTGTTGATGTGTTTGGCAGAACAGATACAGGAGAAGTCGCACAAGTTCGCTTAACTGGATTTCAGCCTTACTTTTATTTGCGAATGCAAGAAGGTGAAACTCAATCTCAAATACATTCAATTTTAGAACAAGCGTCTGGAAAGATGCTGAGAGGATTGAAAATTACTTTGGAAGCGAAACTGGATGCCATGTGTGGATTCAATGGTCTTATTCCTATTAAAGTATGGAAGTTATCATTTCCTGCTATTTGGATGTACAAAACTGTTCAACGAACCTTAAAAAATTCTATGCGGATTGGAAGCAGGAAGGTGTTAGTTGAAGATATCTTTGAAGCCAATCTTCCGCCATTCATTCGACTGTTTCATGAAAAAGATTTATCACCCGCGTCTCCATTCGAGTTTGAAGCAGAAGATTACGAGCCTGATACAGATGTCAATGCGGATGTGTTTTATGAAATTAACTATAATGATATTATCCCTGCGTTATCTGCAAAGGTTCCTTTATTGGTAGCTGCGTATGATATTGAAACGTATTCAGAGTCTGGGAACTTTCCTGTTTCCACAAACCCCTTTGATGAAGTCATACAGATTGGAGTATCGTTTCGGTATTCAAATGATCTCTTGACCAACATAAAGAGAGCTGTATTTGTATCTGGAACATGTAGTCCCTCAAGTGATCCAACAGTTACCTTTAAAAGCTGTAAGAACGAACGGGATCTTTTGGATCAGTTTCAAATGTATATTTTGGCGGAAAATCCTGACGTCATTGCAGGATATAATACCTTTGGGTTTGATGATGGGTATTTAGCTGATCGAGCTGAACGACTTAAACTAACCTTTAAGTTGGGACGTACGGACACGAGTCCATGGAAGACAGAATATGCGAAAACTGAAAGGAAAACGTTTGAACTAGCATCTGGAAAGTTCGCAGTACGGTATCTAGAGATGCCTGGTCGTCTTTCTGTTGACCTTTTGCTAAGTGTACGTCGTGAACAGAATCTAGATTCATACAAACTTGATAGTGTGGCAAATACATTCTTGCGTGATAAGGTTACTAAGATCGAAAATCTCACTAATAACAGAATTAAAGTTTCTACAAAAAGTACACGAGGATTGTTTGTTGGAAATCTAGTGAGATTTGATATTGTTGCCAATACTGTGAATCCTTACCGTAATGGACAAAAGTTTATGGTATGCGAAGTTGATACGAAGTGGTTTATTATTGAATCAAGTGAGCCTATCTTGCAGGATATCTTGAAGTTAGAATGGTCTTTTGGTAAAGATGATATTGATGTGAAAAGTATGTTTGCATCACATCATGGTACAGCAGACGAACGAGCCATAGTTGCAAAGTACTGTATTCAAGATTGTGATTTAGTTCTTACCTTAATGGCCAAACTCGATACTTTGGTAAATGCTCGTGGTATGGCAGATGTATGTAAAGTTCCAATCCAATACATCTTTCTAAGAGGACAAGGAATCAAGATCTTTTCAGCAGTTGTATACCAAGCATCGAAACGTAATCAAGTTATTATGACACAAGAATCGTTAGAAGAAGATTCTTCATATGAAGGCGCAATCGTATTACCTCCAAAGATTGGTATGTACTTAGATCAACCAATTGCAGTTTTAGATTTCAATTCTTTGTATCCTTCGAATATGATTGCATTCAACTTATCACCCGACACACTCGTGTATATAAAAACATACGATTCAAAAGGTAAGAAAGTCAAGCAAGACGGAGTAGAAGTAGAAGGATACAAAATTGATGAAGTTGGATACGATACATACGATGATGAAAAGAATCCAACTGGCAGAGTAGTGTGTGGTTATGTTCAGCCAAATGAAGATCCACGGACAATTGGAGTTCTTCCACTAACTTTAGATATCTTGCTTAAAAAGCGAAAGGAAACTAGAAAACTTATGGAAACAACAGAAGATGATGCGCAGAAATCTGTTCTCAACGGTTTACAACTTGCCTATAAAGTTGTTGCAAATTCGGTGTATGGTCAATGTGGTTCACGTACATCCCCTATTAGAAAAATTGAAGTGGCCGCATGTACAACTGCAGCAGGACGTGATCGTATTTACTTTGCTAAAAAGATTGTTGAAGAAGAGTTTAGTGGTGATGTAATTTATGGAGATACTGATTCGATCTTCATTAAGTTTCCAACACAAGATCTTGCTGAATCAATTTCATTGGGTCAACAATCGGCCGCGCGTATCACCGAACTATGTCGAAAACCGTATAAGATTGAATACGAGAAAACGATGTTCCCATTTATCTTGTTTTGTCGCAAACGGTATGTAGGTATGCTTTATGAAACCGATATTACTAAATGTTATCGCAAAACGATGGGTGTTGCCTTGAAACGCAGAGATAATGCCCCAATTGTAAAAGATATATTTGGAGGAGCCTTAGATATTCTCATGGAGAAGCGAGACATTCGACCCGCACAAGAATTCGTGAAAGAAATGCTTGTGAAAGTGTTGAAGAACGAAGTACCTCTAGATAAATACATTATCACAAAACAGTTGAGAGATGATTATAAAAACCCAAAACAAATCGCTCATCGAGTATTGGCAGACCGTATGGCAGAAAGAGATGTTGGAACGGCGCCACAAGTAGGCGATCGGTTGCCGTATATTTATGTTGCGGTCCGTAAAGAGCAGAAAATGCAAGGAGAAAAGATTGAACATGTCGATTATGTGCGTGAGAAAAACTTGAAACCCGATACTGAGTTTTACATAACAAACCAAATCCAAAATCCAGTTGCTCAATTATTTGCACTCGCAATTGAAAATTTGGAAGGGTATAGACCAAAACAGGATTATACGAAACTTCAAGCAGAGTATATGGTGACAATGGATGAAGAAGAGGCTACGCTGAAAGTATTGGAAAAGAAAGAGAAAGAACTTGATTCAATATTGTTTATGGGAGCTTCCTATCTTACAAAGCATAAACGTGGACCTATGGACGCTTTTCTTAGACGATAAAACGGATTAGTTTGGTAGGAAGATAGATGATAGTAACTAAAATGTGTACTCACAATTGGATCTGGACGTCAATCTTTAACGGAATGTACAATGGAGACATGCTTGTTGGAGCAAGTGTTTACGTCTGCAGCAAGTGCAAGACTACAAAAATAGGACTCTAAGAAAAGTGGTTTTCAACGACTACTCTTAGTATCCTAAATGGAAGAAGAAGATATAAGTACGATCGAAGAGCGTCATATTCCAGACGTTCTTGAAATGATGGAAGAGATGATCATGGGTCGAAATAACTTTTTTACGGATGCTACGATTCGAACAATACCGTTTCATCAGCGTCCACTCATTCTTGCAAGATATATGAATACAGAAGCTTTGTATCTGGAATTTATGAATCGAGTTTATTTGAATAATATCCAGCATCGTGCAGCTGCAACCGCGTTGGTAACTCTTACCATACCGCGGACGTTCATGGACCCTATAACTGTAACTGCAAGTCCTTTACAGATTTCACAGTCTCTTGAAGAGTTTCCAACAACTACTTCAAATTGCGCGATTTGCCAGGATTTGATTTCTTCTGGGGGGTGTCGGATACGTCAGTGTGGACACGTTTACCACCGCGCTTGTATTTCGAACTGGTTTTCGATGTCGGTTCGCTGTCCTGTATGTCGACACGATATTCGAGAAGGCAATCAGGCAGCTCAAACATCTGCTGACGCATACCAAACATCTTCTCAATCGGCAAGCCCGTAGGCGGTGCTAGATATTTAGGAATCACATATGAATCACCATATTGCACACGATGTATGAGCTTGCGGATATCATGTTGACATTCTTTGATCATATCTGTAACGTCAACCTCCTTGAATATTTTTTGGACTTCTGCTGCGCGTGGTGGAAAACATCGAATGATTTCAATATGTTCGGCATTACGTTTAAAAATAGTGGGCAGTTCATTGCCAGTACAAATAATGGGAACTTTTCGAGATAGATCTTTTATCCATTCAATTATTTTGGATTGGGCATGAGGATCACTACCATCAACTTCATCTAAAATAACACATGTTTTTCGAGTACGATCTCCTTTAATGAACGAATGAATGTTTACACTGGAACCACACGCATTTTTTATTTTTTCAACATCTTCATAGCTTCGTATAGATCTGGATGCGTTTATCTCTAAAGGATCGAATTCCATTGTTTTTGCGGCTGCTAATGCAAGAGTAGTTTTACCTATTCCAGGTGAACCAGTCAACATAACAGCTTTTGGAAAACCACTCGTATTCAAATATTTACTTAGTAAGTCTTTTGCTTCTTGGTGTCCAATAACATCATCAAGATTATTTGGTCTGTATGTTTCCGCATACATTATCAATTACTAATAAACTTAATCCGTAAGCCATACGATTTACATAGTGCAAAAATATGTATACCATGGTAACGTAGTTGCTGTCAAAAAGCCTGTGTAGCTCAGTGGTAGAGCACCAGCTTTGTAAGCTGTAGGTCTTGGGTTCGATTCCCAATATAGGTATCAGCACGTATAGCTCAGTTGGTAGAGCAACGGTCTTATATGCCGTGTGTCAAGGGTTCGATCCCCTTTATGTGCACTAAACATTAATAATTGAAAACCCATTCTTCTCAAAATAGCGGTGTAAGACATTGAGTGCATCTTCGTCTGAGCATGGCATCCCAGCCATGCCCAAACTGAATTTCATGTTTTTCACCAACTCAGCCATAGGCTTCGGGGTTACAATGTTACCATCCATATCCTTCATGTCGATGCGGTAGCAACGATTGTAGATGTCCCAACTGCTGTCAGGACGAACACCGAGGACGTCCCAGCAGGCCATTTCAGCTTGCTGTTTCGTACACGGCTTAAGATTGTTCTCTGTGATGTTGATGATTCCAAATCTGGGGTTGCTGATGCCTTTGGGCACCTCCACACCGTTCGAGGCATGAACGTAACCATCGGTAGGTGCTGGGCCATAAATACGGCTCTCAAGCGACTTGACTGTGATCAAATAGTACCTGGACATTTTGTGTACTAAAAACACCAATATTTCAAACAAATCCATTTTTAACCGCACATGCCCGCCCAACTGGTGCCGCATGTACGAGCTAAATTACATTTTGCAGCCGCGGACTGTATGGAAGGAGCATCGGGGTCAAAAGGCATACATCCTGTAGAAGCATTCGGTTCACATAATTTGCTTTGAAGATTGTATGTCCATGCATCAGGGCATTTCGTCATTTTTGTAGTATCCAATGATACTACTATTTGCGGATTGATCACAAACTTATAAACCAATAACAACACTATGGTAAACACCACAGTCAAGGCGGCAGTACTTAGATACTCCATTCTTTCTTTGTTACAAGGAAAGGAATGGAAATTGCTAGACATGTGTTGGAGACATATTTCCAAGACACAACGAATCCATTAGTTCGGCATCATTTAGATTCGTATCGTGATATGCTTTCAACAAAAATACCAACATTTATTGCAGGGATGAACCCTTTGTCATTAAATCTTGGTGATACTCGATTCATCAACGTATTCATTGGTGGAAAAAAAGGCAATGAGATTTTTTACTTACCACCGACAGATGAGATTGGGAATGCTATTTTACCACACCAGTGTCGTTTAGATAATAAGACCTACTCACTCGAAATTCGTGTAAATATTGTAATTGAGTACGTGTTTGATACCGCAACCGAATCGCGTGAGTTTAAAAATGTTTTACTAGCGAGAATTCCACTCATGTTAAAAAGCTCCTTGTGTTATCTTTCTGTTATGACTTCCGAAGAACTGTATGCCTCTGGCGAATGTAAGTTCGAATTGGGCGGATACTTTATTATTGGAGGAGCCGAAAAGGCTCTTTTAACGCAAGAACGGCTTGCTGAAAACATGTTTTATGCTTCAAAACGTAAACAACAAACAGCGAGTACTTCAGGAGGAAAAACATTGGTTGAGAAAGAAACCGTTTCAAAGTTAGAAGGTGCGACAAAAGGTGAACCTGATGAATATATTGCAGGTATACGTTCTAGCTCAGAGGATGGAACAAAAGGACCTTATTCGCATTTCTTGATAATTCCTCCTGCAAACAGAAAACCCTCTGACCCGAAACAGATTGCAAGTACGAATGACTTCTCATCTTTTTCAACTAAACGTTTAGCAGTTATTACTCTGCCAGATTTTACACAACCTGTGCCTTTACTAAGTGTATTTTATGCGTTAGGTATTACGAACGATCAAGATATTTACGATATTGTTTTAGCAGGGATTCCTGATCTGGAAAGAACACAATATGATGAAATTTTTTCAGAGCTTGTGTTGTCCCACGAAGTGTTCACACAGCAGGAAATGTTGAAAGAAAAGGATCAAAATCAAGATCCAAACTTATTGTTTTTGAAACGCCAAACACGTACGCGCTCTGAAGGAGCTGTATACGTAAACTTATTTGAAAAACTGTTTCCACATTGTGCGCCATTTGAACAGGATTCTCCATCTGCATTTTATCGCCGAAAAGCATATTTATTAGGATACATGACTCGTATCGCGTTCGATGTTGCTATAGGAATCAAACCAAAAACTGATCGTGATCATTTCAGGTTCAAGCGTTTATCTGCATCAGGCGAACTTGTATTCCAAGAATTTCGAAGAATCTTTAAAGAAACTGCAAAACGTATGCTGACTGAAATGGACTCTCGTATTCACTTTGAACAGCAAGAGTATGCAGGTAAGAAATTAGTTGAACTTGTAAAAGAAGAGAAAATTGGATATTATTGGCGCGCATCAAATTTCATGTACGATATTGAAAAATCCTTCAAAGGAAAATGGGGCGGTAAAGATGGCATTGCACAAGAACTTACTCGATTTGCATATTTAGGAACTGTAGCGCAATTACGTCGTGTGAATATGGATGTAGATAAAGGCGGAAAGATTGTTGAGATGAGACGTATTCATTCGTCCACATGGGGCTTAATGTGTCCCATTGATAATCCAGATGGTCGTAATATTGGATTGATTAAATCAATGACTTTATTGTGTTCTGTTTCAACAGCTTCTCCTTCTTCAGCAGTTTATGAAATAATAAAAGCAAATCCTGAGTTCATACCTATCTCACTTATTAATCCTTCTATGTGGGAGCCTGTTTGGACTCGCGTTTACGTAAACTCAGACTTAATGGGAGTTATAAAATCCAAATCAGATTCTTTATATGAAGAGCTTTCTACTAAAAGACGAGCTGGGAAAATTAATAAATTCGTGTCGATTTCATGGAATCGAATGGAGAATGAGTTTTTGATTTATACAGATGCGGGTCGTCCAGCAAGACCTGTATATCATGAAGGAACAAAACCCGATCAAATTAAAAAGATAACAAGCTGGGATACTCTTGTTTCAAAATATTTAGATTATATTGATGCCTCTGAAACTGAAAGTTTACGTTTAAGCATGGAGCCATTTCATCCATCGTTACAATCTGAAATACACGGACTCGCAATCTTATCTGCATCTGCATCTATTTTGCCAAATTGTGATTTTGATCCTGGTACTCGCAATGCATTTAGTTGTCAGCAATTAAAGCAGGCGTGTAGTTGGTACAATACTGCATTTTCAAAACGATTTGATACAATTGCAACCTGGTTAAATTATGCACAGCGCCCTTTGTCGCAGACGTGGGTGTATAACAATATTCTGGGTAAATCAGGTTGTCTACCGTATGGCGAGAATCCTATCGTTGCATTAATGGTCTATTCTGGCTACAATCAGGAAGATTCAGTTTTACTAAATGAATCTGCTCTAGAACGTGGAATGTTCCATACTACATATTATCACTCGTACGATTTTGAAGAGGAAGCGATAAATAAGGGATTTGATGAAGTGTTTGAATCTACTGAATTTGGGAATATCGCAACAGATCCAAAGTATCGCGAAACGGTTACACGCAAAGAAGGATACAATTATGATCTTTTAGACTCTGATGGGATTATTCGTGCTGGCTCACCTGTTGACGAAAAAACTATTTTAGTTGGTGTTGTACACCCAAAAAAGAACTCTTCAGGATTAACGGTTGGATTTACAGATGCTTCAAAAATCACAAAACGTGGCCAAACTGGATTTGTAGATTCTGTATATCGCTATGTAACTCAAGATGGATTACGAGCAGCTAAAATTCGTATTGCCGAACATCGTATCCCAATTTTGGGAGACAAATTTTCTGCTAGACATGGCCAGAAAGGTACTGTAGGATTACGCCTTAGAGAAGAAGATATGCCGTATACTGCTCAAGGAATTCGTCCTGATATGATTGTTAACCCACACGCATTTCCTTCACGCATGACAATCGGCCAATTCATTGAATCTATGTCTACAAAACTAGGATTACAAATGGGTTCTTTAATTGATAGCACACCGTTCTCTACGCAAAATAGAGTTGGCGAAACATCTGAACTACTTGTGAAAGCTGGATTTCACCCATATGGTCATGAAATGATGTATAATGGCCAAACAGGGGAATTAATGGAAGCAGAAATCTTTATGGCACCAACTTATTACATTCGTTCGAAACTCATGGTTGAAGACAAGATCAATTATCGTGCTACAGGACCTAGAAAGTTATTAACGCATCAACCTGTTGAGGGAAGAGCAAACGATGGCGGTCTAAGAATTGGCGAAATGGAACGTGATATTTTAATTACACATGGTTTATCCAAATTCTTGAATGAGTCCCTGATGGAACGCTCAGATAAAACACAAGTCTTATTTCAACCTGAAAGTGGTCTTCTTGATTCCAATCCTGAACTAAAATCGACTATTTTAACAGTTCCCTATGCGTTAGGTCTTACAATTCACGAATTGGAATCTATGCATATTTCAGTGAACCTCGTGGGGCAATAAACTTTAAGACAATTGACACAAAAGTAATGACTATAAACAAGTGTTTTACCGAGTAACACCATAATGAATACCAATCTTCATATGATGTCACATGAAGTAGAAAAGACCCTATAAATGCAACTGCTAAAAATATTCGCTTGATAGGATCTTTTATGAAAAATAATGGTAGAAATAATCCAGTAAAATATACTATTTTGGAAATACATTCTACAATTGGATCCATTGGAGCAAGTGTAAAATCCCAAACTAAATTGCCATTCTTATTCGGCTTTGAACATTTTTTAGAATTTGAATTTGCATAATTAAACAAGTTATATCCAAACCCTGAAATTAAGAGAATACTTCCCAACACAACATAATTTCTAGGTATACTTGTAGCGCCTAAAGCATAGCCTCCAATCAACATTGCTAAAGGTTGTAGCAAAAGAACTATATATGCGCCGTATGTAGCATAGTTATTTGTGTCACCACATTCTTTATCAGTCCACATAAAATATTCAGCTAATTGCATTTGAATAATCGTTGCAAATACAACAGCCATATACTTGTCCGTTTTATCACCAAACATAAACACTCCAAGTGCTAAACATAACACTTGGATGTAAGATGTTATAGAACTTTCTTTATTATAACACATTATACATTGACAACGGATTTTCTTATAAGCATTGTATAGAATGATAAACAAGATGGAACATCTTTACGTAACAAAGCGCAACGGAACGCAAGTGCCAGTGTCATTCGACGAGATTCTACAAAGAATTCGAAAGCTTTCGGATAATCTAGAGCACGTAAATCCTGATTTGGTGGCCCAAAAAGTATGTATGCAGTTAAGTGATGGAATTAAAACCTCTGAACTTGATGAATTTGCGGCTGAAACATGTGCCATGATGCAATCGCGTTATCATCCCAATTATGGAATGCTAGCTGCTCGTATTCTCATTGATAATCACCATAAAAATACTCCGTCTACATTGTTGGACTGCGTGGAAACACTCTATCGCGATCAGGAGATTACTTCGGAAGAATATCATGACTTGGTAAGCGGTAACGCAGACCAATACCAGAAAATGATTGATTATTCTCGCGATTTCATGTTTGATTATTTCGGTTTCAAAACTCTTGAGAAGGCGTATTTGCTAAAGAAGAACGGAAAAGTGATTGAACGGCCGCAACATATGTGGATGCGCGTTTCAATCCAGCTTCATGGCAATAATTTCGAGAAAGTCCAAGAGACCTATGATGCCTTGTCGAAAGGTTATTTCATCCACGCAACTCCTACTTTATTTAATGCATCTACCAATCATCCTCAACTTTCATCCTGCTTTCTCTTGACGATGGATTCAGATTCGATTCAAGGAATCTATAAAACGTTAGGTGATTGCGCCCAAATCTCAAAATGGGCAGGCGGAATTGGCTTATCGGTTCATAACATTCGCGCACGTGGTTCTCGTATTAAAGGCACAAATGGCGAATCGACAGGTCTTGTGCCCATGCTGAAAGTATTCAATGATACTGCCAAATACGTGAACCAAGGCGGTAAACGCAATGGTTCTTTCGCGATTTATCTGGAGCCATGGCATGCAGATATCGAAGAGTTCCTAAAGCTAAAGCTGAATCAAGGCGCAGAAGAAGATCGTGCACGTGACCTGTTTTATGGTTTGTGGATTCCTGATTTGTTTATGAAGCGAGTTGAAGCAGACCAGGATTGGACTTTGATGTGTCCACACGAATGTCGTGGTCTCGCTGACTCATCAGGAGCAATGTTTGATGCTTTGTATTTGTCTTACGAATCACTTGGAATGGGTCGTAAAACTGTAAAGGCAAAGAAGATCTGGCAAATGATCTTGGATGCCCAAATTCAAACGGGGACACCGTATCTCTGCTACAAGGATGCCGCAAATTCCAAATCGAACCAACAACACCTTGGAACAATCAAGTCTTCAAACCTCTGTACCGAAATTATGGAGTATACATCACCTACTGAAACCGCTGTATGTAATTTAGGATCCCTAGCTCTTCCTAGATTTGTTGAAGATGGTAAGTTTAACTTTGAAAAGCTACGAAAATATACAGGTATTCTAGCCCGTAATCTGGATATTGTTATTGACAAGAACTACTATCCAACTCCTGAATCTCGTAATTCGAATATGCGTCATCGTCCAATTGGAATTGGAATACAAGGACTTGCTGATTTGTTTGCAAAGCTTAAATTGGCATGGACGTCTCCAGAAGCTGCGAATTTAAACCGTGAAATATTTGAGAATATGTATTATGCAGCGTTGGAAGCGTCAGTGTTGCGAACGTGTGAGCCAGGTATTGCAAAGTATAATCATTCTGTACGCAGAATGGATGGGTCTCATCCTTCATACCAAGGATCGCCAATGTCTCGTGGAAGACTTCAATGTGATTTGTGGGAACAAGAACCAACCCAAACACCCTATCTACATTGGAACTCGCTTCGTGTAATGCTAGATGAGCATGGTGTGCGCAATTCTTTGTTGATTGCTCCAATGCCAACTGCATCTACTTCGCAAATTTTGGGTAACAATGAATGTTTTGAACCATTCACTTCCAATATTTATACTCGTCGTGTTCTAGCAGGTGATTTCATGGTCATCAATAAATACCTAGTTGATGATTTGATGAAGATCGGTTTATGGACAACTGAGATCCGTACGGACATTATCGCAAATAACGGTAGTATTCAAGGTATTCCTGAGATTCCACTAGAGCTAAAAGACATATATAAAACTGTATGGGAAATTCCTCAAAAGGTATTGATTGATATGGCAGCAAGTCGAGCCCCCTTTATCTGCCAATCTCAATCCTTGAATTTGTTCTTGAGCGAGCCCACATATGCTAAGATCTCATCTATGCATATGTACGCCTGGAAAAAGGGATTGAAAACAGGTTGTTATTATTTGAGGACAAAGGCCGTTTCTTCGGCCCAGAAATTCACGATCGACCCCTCTGCGGCAAATAATTGTTTGACATGCTCATCCTAAAAAGTCTATCCTCCCATCCTAAGAATTTCTCTTTAGCAAAGTATAAAACAAATGTCCGATATCCCACAAGATGGTGGATCTGCATATGCTCTAAGTCCCGCTGCTGCTGGTGGTCGTCGTCGTCGTTCGGGCAAACTTCGTGTAGTAACTAAAAAGGTGGCTCGCCATCACCTGAAGAAGATGGGCATGAAACTTCGTGGCGGCGGCCCCGATCCTGATCCTGCTCCTGTTGTTGGTACCGATGCGAAGAAGGCTGATGGAACAATGGGTGGCCGCCGCCGCAGAGGCCGAAGCGGGAAGTCTACTCGCCGTCGCAAGAGCCGTGGATACAGCCTATTTTAAATCCGCTCCAATCTCTGACACCATTGCAAAGAGTTTTTCATTGAACCCAAAATGACAACCATTCGGTTCTTTGAATTCTGGAAGTTTGCGTGCTGACGTATTTTTAGGATGGACTAAACTGACAATAATTTCTTGAGGAGATAATTCTCGACACATATGCTCGCGACCGCGAATAAATGCGTCACCTTCTGCGATTTGAATATCTGGGAATTTTTGTGCTTCCCAAAAGTTTCGTGTGAATACTAGAGTCGCCTCTGATACTCTTTCAGCCATTGTTAGATTGATTGGAGGAGCATTCATGAATGAACTGTATCTCGTAATATCGTAGCACGGAATCACACTACAAAATGCACATTCTTTCTGGGGAGATTTCAACATCATTGCAACTCGTTCTAGAACACTGTTGTTTGGATATACATCATCATCATCCATAAACACAATCGTATCATACATTGCCTTGGAAATCCCAATATTTCTTTTTTCGCCGATTGTCTTCTTTTCATCTAACCGCACATACACTACATTTGGAACTCCAGTCAATGTATCTTCAATTGGATCATCTCCATCATCAACAATTACTAATTCAAGTTTATCTTCAGGGTATGATTGAATCATATAAGAATACTTTAGGATTGGCATGAAAACACGCCTGTCACGCGTAACACATACAATTGAAACATCGGGCAATGATTCCTCTGCAGGCATCGTATCTTTCAGTGAATATGGTTTGTCAACATGCATTACCAAAGGCAATAAAGAACGCATACGTTCTAGCCAAACTTTATGGTTACCTTCATACATCTCGCGAATACATTCGGTCGATAATTTACGCTCTTTGAATTTTCGATCACAATACTCTTCTAGATTTTCGCACAAGGAATCCAAGTTAGATGAAACAAGACTCCCTAAACAGTCTACGTTCTCAACTGTATTTGAGGGTCTCACAAATAAAACGCCTGGAGTCGCTTCACCCACGACACTATGCAGGAATGGCGAAATAGAGGATAGTATAAGATTACAGCCTGATGACATAGCTTCATTTACTGCATGCCCAAATCCCTCTGCCTTTGAAAGACAAATACATAATCCACATTCTTTCAACAGTTCATCGTATTCTTTATCAGATAAAAAGCCATGAACAACTACACTATCTTTCAATGCATGAGGAACTTGAATTGGACGAATAGAGACAATATTCAAAACAGGAAGTGCCCGATATATTTCTGGATTCCTAGCTTTCAACTTCAAGTAGGCTTCAAATAGAACATCTACTTCTCGATTCAAATTTCTGCCTACAGGAACAATTGCTTTAAAATAGTTCTTCTTTTGTGGAAATTCTTTGCTTAAGGAAGTCCATCCAATATATCGAACGGTTGTTGATGTTAGCGACTTGAAAATATCTTGAGCTTCATGAGTTTTTACCCAAATTTCATCAAACATTTTTAGATAAGGAATCCATGTTTTAAACGTGCACTCATGATTTGGAATCCAGATGTTTTTAGATGCATACGGAAACAATGCAGGATTTAACACTTCTAGAAAAATATTAAAATCCGCTTCAGCGCAGAGTGGCTGGCTATATTGGAATAGTGAAATATGGACGTCTTTATCGAACACCGCCGTAAGAATACCCCGCAAAATATATACATCTTGCGATAATCCAGTGTTTTTACGATGGTTTGAAATCAAATTTACACGCATTTGTATTTGCTAATCACTTTGGCAGTAAACGTTTAGTGGCTCTACCCTTAAATGGCCGTCTCAATGTTTTTGCGCGAGTTTCAAGGTACTTTAAATAGGACTTCCATGAAACTTTATCTCGAGGAATGCAGGGAGATGTAAACACACAGGGCCTATCATTCCACCATTTTATATTTGTTTCGCCATACCATCTCCACATAAAAATAGGATCTTTGGTTTCAGTTGGTTCAGTTAAATCAGTTTCCTGATTAAGTTTACGACAAAGAGCTTTTTCTACGAGGGACCCATATCCATAATTCTCATCGAACAAATTTGTCTTAAACTTTTCAATAGCGGCAAACTGTTTACCATTCCATCCTATTCCTGCAATAGGTCGAAACGAATCCCAACTAGGTTCAAATAAATATAAGTTTTTTAAGTACTTACCATAAATACGATCGTGAAATAAAAGCAATTCCATTACATGTCTAGAAGAACGATTTAAGCTCACCTGTACGCGTGCCTCTAACTCCTGCGTTCATTGGGTTTGCAATGGGTGGTGCAAAGTCTTGTAAGTCTTTCAAATAAAACTGATGAAAATCAACCTCAGAGTAAACCTTTGCAGCAGAATACCCAATGACACGACTATTTAGATCAGCCAATTCATCTGCGACTTGCGCATTGTTGCTTTTAGAGTACATCAAATAATAGCTTCGCATAATAATTTTTATCTGTTGTTCATCCTGCTTATCAATACTGTATTTATTGCCACTCATTTGATAAACTTGATCATGAATTCCCTTTTGAATTGTTTCAATATTGGCTTGACTGAAAAAAACTTCATTTAAGGGGGTCGATTTGTGCAAGTGGCCAACCATATCACGCCGTATAGTTTCTCCAAAGATAGGCGGGTTACTTGCAGTTAATTTATATGCAGTAGAAGCATATGCATTTCCTTCTTTATCTAGAATATTGGCGACAGCGCCACTATGTTTGGGTGCAGGGTATAAATGATTACTTGAAGTCATGTTGTAGCGAGCCTCAACACTGGTAGGATCTACAAATTTATCCATTTATTACTTGTATATTACAATGTTTTAACCCTCTAATAACTTTTCATATACAGCCGAATTGTTCACTTGTTCTAATTCAAGCGTTAATGAAAAATTACCCCCTCGCAAATCGAGTGTGTTTCCATAAGCATCAAGAATTCGAATATCAAATCTTTGCAGATTGACAGGTTGTTGAAATACATATTGTTTTGTCGAGGAATTGATGAAATTACTATCAAATACAATTGTATTTTTTGGGGATGATAATTGAATTTTAGAAAATACCGAGTAATATGTTTGACCGTAGACTTGATGTTCAATCAAATTCCAATCGTTGATTTGTAAGTAAACATATGTGTCTTGAACGATATCAGGTGCACGATCAGACGCTAAAATTGCAAGACTATTTCCAACCGTTTGTCGAATATCATATGAGCTACCTAAAAAACCCATGTTGTATCCAATTCCATTCCCATGAGGATTTGTTTCGTTAGGAGGAAACTCCATTAAGAATTCAACTCCTTGTATAATAATCTGGTGTGATACGGCGTCATATCGAACTACAAATATGGGAACGGGTGAAGAATAGGAAGGTGTTGGATTATTTAAAGCAGTTTGTAGTGCGGCTGCAAATGTTGGATAATCTGAATAATTCCCGTCAGGAATCGTGATTGTATGCTGAACATTATCTGCGAGTGTAATGAAAAAAGTTGTATTTCCACGGTCAGCTGAAAAGGTATAAAAAGTATTAAAGAATTCCATAGATGTCATCTTTACCGACGTGATGTTTTTGTAAAGTTTATTAGCTAAGAACGAAAAATATGAAGATAGTGTTCCTGGAAGTACCAATTCATTAGGAGTTCCATTACAATTTTGTGTATTAATTGGAACAATATTTCCTCGAAAAGCACCATCAATATTCAAAACAATATTTCTCACATTTGTTTTATGGTTCAAATCGGATTTACCTCCACTATCGGCTTTAGGTTTTATAATATGTTCGGGTTTATTACGATTTCCTGAAGGTTTATTGAACTCATCTTTATCAGGTAAGTCGTTCGCGTCATAGTCATATTCTTCGTATGCGGGTTTATCTTCATCATCATATTCTCTTTGATGAACTAATACATTCTTTGCATTCTCTTCATACACTTCAGCTAATACTTGCTGATACGTCAAGTCCATTAATTACAATATAATTCCATAATATGTAAGTAAATATAGCATGTCATTCTTAACTGCAAGTGCGTGGACTGCTCAAGCAAGAACTATTGTTTGTGGTGCTACGGGACCTACTGGACCTAATTCTGGATTTACGGGACCTACAGGTTCTCAGGGGCCTACAGGTTCTCAGGGGCCTACGGGTTCTCAGGGATCTACGGGTTCTCAGGGACCTACGGGTTCTCAAGGGCCTACAGGACCTGAGGGACCTCAAGGACCTCAGGGGCCACCTGGAGAGAATGGAAATAACGGAAATAACGGAAATAACGGAAATAACGGAAATGATGGATTAGATGGTGCTACTGGACCTCAAGGAATCCCAGGAACTCCAGGATTAGATGGTGTTACGGGACCTCCAGGAACTAACGGGTCAGACGGCGCAACAGGACCTACAGGATCTGCGCCAGCTGTAAGTTATGTTGGTTATTCTATACCATTTCAAACTGTTCCTAATCTTACATCATTTGTTGCGTTCACTACCACTCCTCTCAGTGGTAGTGACCCACTGGGTTCGTTCAATCCAGCTGGTAATACGTGGACTGCCACAAACACAGGATTATACCAAGTTACTGTAAACATAGCCACAATTGATTTTGCACAAAGCGGATCAGGTGTCACTGACTTTCTCGCTGTAAAAATTTCTGGCCTTGGATATGATCCAGCACTTCTTCCGTTATTAGCCCTTGTTCCGACGTGCTTTAGCGGTATATCGTGTACATTTATAGCACCAATTACAGGTGGTCAAAATTTACATATAGAACTTGCTGGAAATCAAAATTCTCTTAACGCAGAACTTAGTGGAACAATGTATATCTTAAGACTCAGTTAAACCATAAGCATTCCAAGTTCCTTCAGCCATAATTGTTTGGCTGTAGTGTTTTCAAGTTCGCGGATTTGTTGTTTTAGACTTTCAAGATCTTGTTCGTGCTTTTGAGCATGTTTCAAAGTTAAGGAGGCAATAGGAAGATTCATCAAGTAATCAAAGGACTCCTTGATTTTATCGAAACATTCAGCTTCAAGCAAGGTATCACATTCCTCCAAAGTCTTTTTGCGTAGATCAGGACGTGAAACCTCTTCGCATTGTTGCCGAATGAATCTCACGACATTCTCATGATAGGGCAATTTATCCTTCAAAGTTTTCAATAAGAAGTCAATGCGTTTCTGGTAAAGTTCGAGTCGTACACCCACAAACTCATACAAAATCTGGTTGGGAGAATCGTATTTTTTAATGACGCAATTGTGATTGAATGCGTGCATATTCGTCAATTTAATTTTCTGGACTAGGTGCTTTTCAATAGCAGCAATACCACCTGTTCCAATTTTAATTTTAATTAGAATTTCGGTATCTGTCGATGTATCTGTAAAATCTTTGATAGTTCCATCCAACAGCATCTTATCAAGAACTTCACGGAAATCAGACGTCCATGTTTCAACTGGAAGTTCTGTTATTGTAATCGTATCCTTATCGATTTTCCAAACACCTTCAACCAAATAATCCTGCGAATCAACTTTAGTGATTTTTCCTTTGAATCCGCGTGTCCATGGTATGAAATCTCTATCCAAACCCTTTCCCGATTGCAACCATTCTTCAATTGCGGATTTAAGTTGAGCTGGATTGAATGATGGAATAAACGTTGAGTAGCCTGTACCAATACCGCGAGAACCGTTTACCAAAATCATTGGCAGAATGGGAGCATACCATTCGGGTTCAACAGGAATACCATCGTCATCACGATATACTAGGACATCGAAATCATCACGAGGAACTAGATTGGCAACATTGGGTTGCAAATAGGTGTGGATATAACGAGGAGAAGCAGAATCCTTACCGCCTTGTAGTCTTGTTCCAAATTGTCCTTGAGGAACTAACCATGCCAAATTATTTGATCCAACATAATCCTGTGCCATTCCAATAATCGCATCATTCAATGACGCTTCGCCATGATGGTATCCAGAATGTTCAGATACATATCCTGCAAATTGAGCAACACGAATCTCACTCTTCAAATTACGTTTGAACGCAGAATACAGGATTTTACGCTGAGATGTTTTCAAGCCATCCATGACATTAGGAATACTGCGTTCCAAATTATAATTCGAGAAGTGAATGAGATCTTTGTTGACGAAATCTTCATACACCAATGTTTCACCTGGACCACTATTCACAATTTCAGCTCGATCGTAAGTTTTAAGCCAGAGTTTACGATCATCAGCTTTTGATTTATTGAAAGCCAGTTCAATTGACTTATCAGACAGTTCGCCAGAGTATGTATAGTCAACAATATTCAAAGACTTGAAATACTCTTTTGCTTCTTCACGCGTTGAAGTACCTAGTCCTTTGTAATACTTAACCTTCCAACCTTTTGCGATATCCAGTTTACGCCATTCTTCGTATTCGTACTGAGTATAGAATGTCTTGTGAAGTTTACCTTTTGCTGCTTTTACGATTGGAGTTGACATATATGTAATAAATCCAGGAATCTTGATAAGTTCATGCCATAGTTCGTGAAACAAGTTAATGAGCAAACCGCGAATGTGTGATCCGTCATAATCTTGATCCGTCATAATGAGAATCTTGCCATATCGCAACGAACTGATATCTTGGTACTTCTTACCAGATTCAAGACCAATAATTTTCTTTAGATTGGCGATTTCTTCAGTTGCCTCGATTTTCTTTGCAGAAATATCTTTGACATTGAGAAGTTTACCTTTCAAAGGAAACACGCCATAAAATTTACGCTGTTCTTGTGATAATCCACTGATAGCCATCGCCTTTGCTGAATCTCCTTCAGTCAAAATCAAGACACACTCATGACTCTTTGATGTACCCGCATGAACGGCATCATCCAGTTTTGGAAGACCAACAAGTTTCGATTGTTTTTTACCATCAGTTTTCTTGAAGTCTTTTGCATCTTTCGCATCTTGTGCTTCCAAGACTTTAGCAACAATGCCAAGTTTTGCAATAACTTTTTTCATGAAAGATTCATCGAGCTTACAGGAAACTTTTGTAGTCAAAACTTCTTTTGTCTGTGAATTGAATGAAGGATTTTCAACTGAACAATTGATAAATACCGCCAGAGAATCGCGAACAAGACCAGGTTTAACTTTGATTTTCTTCTTTGTGTCGAGATATGTAACAATATGCGAAACAATCTGGGATGTAATCTCATCAACATGCTTACCAGATCGTGTCCAAATGCCGTTAACAAAGCTAATCGTAAACGCCTTGTCGAAGGGAGAGTCGGCAACTGCAATCTCCCAGCCAATTTGAGGAACCTCTGTGAGTATGGTTGCATCTTTCGGCAGATACCAGGAGGCGTAACTTGTGAGACCGCGAAATTTGAGTGGTGTGCTGCACCATGTAACACGAACGTCCTTACCGACTGTCATTGCAAGATCGTAAACACGCCTCTCAATAACCTTCAATAAATTTTCAGGAATCTCATCTTTCCACCCAAACTTTTCAAGATCAGGTGTCCATTCGAGTTCTACGTATGGCTTAGTTTTACACGCCTTTACAAGCGGAACACCAACCATCGACATATTGTTCTGGAATATTTGGGAATACTTGAGTTGACGTTTTGCGTCTACGACGGTTAGAACGAGTTTCTTTGCAAAGATGTTTACAAGTTTAACACCATACCCATTTTTACCACCAACAAGTTTCTTTTCAGATTTGTCGTAGTTTGTAGATGTCAAAAGTTCCCCAAAGATTAGTTGAGGAATATACACACCATATTCGGGATGCTTATCGATATCAATTGACTCACCGTCATTACGAATTGTGATTGTAGTTGAGGTAGCCGAAATGTCGATATTCTTAACAGGTGTTTCAGATTTATTTTGCTTGAGACGCACAACGTGATCGTGCGCATTGACCAAAAGTTCATCAAACAATTTGTAGAATCCAGGATTGAAATTCAGTGTTTTTTCAATGAAGCTTTCGCCTTCTACAACAAACATATTTTCGATTGAATTTTCGATTGAGCCGATATAGGTATCAGGCAACTCCAAAATATGTTCACGATGCGTATGCTTGCGGTATTGTTTTGATAGATCTGCCATCTGGTTAAGGCTATAGCGGTATCTTTAATGTAAATTCATTTTACACCAATAAAGATACAAATATGAATAGTCCTACTAAGTTTGACGTGTTATCGGTAAATCATTTTTTAATATATTTTATAGCAGGGTTGTTCTTTAAAAATCAGTATACGTTATTTTTTATAATAAGCTTAGTATGGGAAATTTTCGAATATATAGTTTCTCATACAGAAAAGGCAAGACAATTTGTAATAAAGTATTGGTTCGTTCCTGAAAAATATTGGAATGAACATTATATGAATAAGGTATACGATGTTATCATCAATATGGTAGGTTATTACATTGGTAACGCAATTCGCCTTTAATTTCTTCCAGTTTTAACGTTTTCAACTTAATAGTTGTAAATGCCTCCTAGGAAAGCGAAGGTTACGAAACCTGAAAGTCAAGTTACTTTAAAGGAAACGCCTGTTGTATTTTTTTTGAGAATTGTAGAAGAAGATGTACAAACTTCGATTGTTCCTGCAGATGAAGCGTTGGTATCTTATGCAGATATTTTGAACACAGTTGAAGTATCTCGTATTGCAGAAAGGTTTAGTACAGACTTACTAAAAACGGTTTTAGATAACATGTCTGGGGACAGATATAGCTCTCAAACAGCGTGTTTTTGGTGTTGTCATGGGTTTACGTGGCCTGCATGTGTTCTGCCAAAATCGTACGATACATATAAAAACATTTATTTTGCGGAAGGAAACTTCTGTTCACCTGAATGTGCCTTAGCATACACGTATGCAGACAATCGTATTTCAGATTCAACCAAGTGGTTACAGCATGCGATGTTAGGGAGCGTATACTCTGAACTCTATAAAACACGTGTTCTTTCAACTGCGCCACCACGTACGCTGTTGCGGATGTTTGGCGGTCCACTTGATATTGAGCAGTATCGTGATTATACGACAGGAGTAAACGATGTTGTTCTTTCATCTCTTCCACCAATTCGTCTGCAATTCCCATCAATGAATGTTCAAGGGCCTTTACGAGATATTAAGAAATACGTGACTCTAACTACAGATGTAGTTGAAAAAGCAAGCCAACAGCTTCGTCTAAAGCGATCAAAACCAACAAACTCAAACGTTCAAACACTGGATATGTGCATTAAAAAAACAGTGAATTAATACAATGCCAATCAAGGAGGAGCTTATTGTTCGCACAATGGTTGGAACTGTTTTGGGCTTATCGCTGAGTAATTTTATGTCAAGTTTAGGCGACGATGTTCTAAAGCCTATCTTTAGTCGTAAATCGTTTGACAAGTTAGAACATGAATTTATTATAAGTACGTTTGGTGTAAAAATTAACTATGGTGATCTACTAGGTCAGTTATTAAGTTTGATCACGGTTGTTGTTGCCGTATATTTTGGATTGTATGTCTTGGAAAAATACAAGATTCTGTGATTTATATAGATTACACGTAACTCTAATAAATGTTTTGCTGTCAACGACGAACGCATCCTAAAAAGGATATTGGATGTATGATTGAATGTGAACGTAATGTTCCCCAACTAAACTCGAAACAACAAGCTTCATCAATCAACAATATCCGTATGGATGCTATTATAAGTTACATCACAATACTTCCAAATATTCAAAATATTCTTTGTATGAATCACCCCGAATATCTCCCGTATGAATTTGAATCAATTCAAATTGAGCCAGATTTGTACTTTCAATTGATAGAACTAAAGCACACCGAGGAACAAGTTGAACTAATCAAGTTCAAATTATTTTGCTATGAGCACGATATTCGGTATTTACAGTCTTTTGTTGATAAGTGTAATGCTGATTACGAACGAAGAATGTCAAATAAACTAGGTACTTCTTTATACTATTTTGATATGATGACCGCAGGAAAAGGGCGTGGCCGAACAACGCAAAATCCGTTACCAAATAGTCATCTAGTGTACACCAAACATAAGTTCTATACAACTCGTACATTTGACAATGTATTTTTCGAGCAACGTCAACATGTAAAAAACCACGTAGATTTCTTTTTGAATCGAAAAGATTGGTATGAGAAAAAGGGTATTCCTTATACATTGGGATTTTTGTTTCACGGTGGTCCTGGCACTGGCAAAACATCATCCGTAAAAGCAATTGCAAATACCGCTCGTCGTCATATTATTAATATTCAACTAGCTGAAATCAAAACAAAATCACAACTACGTCACTTGTTTTTCAACGAAGAGATTCAAGTGCATAATGGTACCACAACAGAACGATTTGTAATTCCCGTGCATGAACGTCTGTATGTTATTGAAGATATTGACGCAATGGGAGATACTCTTTTGCGTCGTGAATGGAAGAAACCTACTTCAAGTGTGGAAGAAAAACCGAAAAAAACAGGAGACGCTTGGCTAGATACGCAAGAAGAAGATGTAAAAGAGCCTATTGATTTATCATTTTTGCTGAATCTCTTAGATGGAACTCTTGAGTCTTCTGGACGTATAATTGCTATTTCATCTAACTTTCCAGAACGTATTGATCGTGCGTTAATTCGACCTGGGCGTATTGATATGATCATTCACTTCAAGAAATGCAATAAGGCTATCCTTGAAGAAATGGTAACAAGCTTTTATGATACAAAACTTGAAGGTATTGCTTGTGAAGATTATAAATGGAGCCCAGCAGAAGTTAACCAGATTTTATTTCGAAATTTCGAGAAGCCTGAAAGTGCAGTGCGTGAACTAAACGAACTGCAGCCAAAGGATTTGTATGGGTTTGATTTGATTGAAGATAATGCTGATAAAAGTTACGAAGCTTATGCGTGCAAGTAAGTAGCTTTTGCAAGACGAATAATGTTCTCACTATATTTCCAAAGACTCTCCTGAGATTCTTTCGACATACTTGAATAGTATTCTTTTGCCTTACCAAAAATATTCATATCGAGATGGCCTGTATATTCCGTGAATTCCTTTACCATAAAAAACTGCTCATCTCGATTCATGATCCTTGCTTCATAGGGGACCACGTTATCATACATGTATTTTACAAGCAGAGATGGGTTCGTAGTTTTCATCAAGTTTACAGTTGTAATAAAAAGAGGGAAATCTGAGTCATCAGGATACATTTCTGATAGTTCAGTCACACAAGACTTAAGTTGGTCAAAAAGTGCGGTCATAAGAACAACCTTGGAGGCCATTTGTAGTTTACTATTGTTTTCTGTGAAAACTACAAATGAACATTATACTATTTTTAGTGGTGCAGGCAATTTGCTTGACGACCATCTTTTGGATAATTCCTACATATGCTCCACCCGATGAAGCAGAAATGATTAAGGATTGGACAGGATTAGGATTCTCTGCACTCTTATTACTAACTGCTTTAATTGAATCACGATTTAGCGACCCAACCATAGGGATCCCGATTGGATTTTATCTGGTAGTTTTAGCACTGTGTTTGTCTGGAGTATATTGGTGGATTCCAACATATGTTGCAAAACCTCAGCAAAAGAATGCGACAATGTGGCTATTTTTGTCTACAACTCTTTCAACCATTTTGACGAATTCATTAAGCGCTTCAACACGACCTATGCTAGGCGGTCGTCGAAGATAAGTTTACTTACGAGCAACACCTCCAAACTCTTTCTCTCTCTGTTTTGTCATTTCCTCCATTCGAGATGCTACATCACTATTAGACCCCGTCTTGCTTTTAATCGTATTTTCACTGGAGGGTTCTTGAGCACCCTTGCTTGAAAAACCTCCATCTAAAAACGTCCACAAACTACCACCGTCTGATGTAGCTGCGGTTGGATTGTCCCACATCGAATAAGAGTCTCCTAGTTTCCCACTACCTTCAAATCCCCATGGACTATATTCTCCAGGCGCTGTTGGGCCTCCACCTGCCCCTTGCGAATTTGGGCTTGACGTTGGCAACTCTTTACGAGAATTTGTAGGTTTTGCAATGTACCCAAAAATATCTTTTCCTACAACCACATCTTTCGTATCTGGGATATACAGTGTCGGGACTTTCTTTAGAAAAGAAGGGATTTGATCACGAGGCAGACTTTCGACTAGAATAAACTTATAAAGTCCAGCTTTATTGAGACCTTTTAGCGTCTCAATAATCTGCTTACAGTTTGGACAACGTTCGCTGTAAAAAAGATAGGGTTGCGACATCTTGTTAAATTTTTGCGAAAAAAACGGATTGAACAATAACGAAACATATACAAAGTAAAATGGCAAGTATTGAAAATCTCAAAGTTACGAATCGTGGGTTTGAGCTTGCTTGTGAACTTCGCAATTTCCCAGTATCTTTTGTGAATGCTATTCGACGAATCCTGATTGGTAACATTCCCACCGTTGTAGTTCGCGATGTCCAAATTTTGGAGAACACGACCCAAATGCCTCACGAAATGCTAAAACATCGTATTGAGATGCTACCGATCAAAGTATCGCCTACAGATTCCGCAACCATCAAAGATGCAAAGATTAAGCTTCAAATATTACCAGATAATGATACAGATCTTCGAACAATCACTACAGATGATTTCGTAGATTCTGGAGTTATTATGAAAGACCGTGATCTTGGGACACCACTATTATTTATTCGAGTTCGTAAAGGCGAAGCCGTCAATATTGAAGGCCGTCTTGCATTATTGAATGAACAAGTATCCCAAGTGTGTACTGCTACAACCAGTTGGCATATCGACCCCGAACTAGCAAAACAAGCTCGTAAAGAGTATCTTGAAGCAGGTAATGACGTCCGTATTTTCGACAACTTTCTAGTACAGAAATACTATTCCCGAGACGAGCGTGATCGACCAAACTGGTTCGATCTCAAAGTCGAAAGTGTAGGTGTTCTATCCTCAAAAGAAATATTGAAAATGGCGTTGACAATTCTACAGAAACAGTTGACAGCTTACCTAAAAGAAGCAAGTGAAAATATCCAAAAAGAAACAGATCAGGGCGTGTATTCAATTTCAATTGACCAAGGTGGGCATACAATCGGGTATCTCATGCAAGAAGTAATTTATCAAGATGCGAATGTAAACTTTGTGTCTTATGATATCCCTCATCCTCTAAAAAAGACAATGGTTCTCAAGTTTGCAACTTCAAAAAAGCCCGAGTCAATCCTGAAAATTGCAAAGGATACGATCGAGGAATATTGTTCGGTAGTAGAAAAGGGTATATAGAATAACAATGGACGCAGGATTCTTACGATTTGATCCTGCTAGTGAATTTGAAGTGATTGAAAGCATTGATTTTGAAGAAGAAGTTGCGAGACCAGAGTCTCTACGTTTTTATACTTTGAATGAACAATTGTTAGACTATTTCGATAAAGTGCTTCCTAAGAAAGCTAAGATCACAAAATTCGAATACAAAGCAATTTCGAACGAAGTTGATCGTCTGCGTGATATCTATCAGGAAATAATTACGATTACAGATACTGATTATAAAGTTGATTTTTCACGCAAAGAAGTACATGTAGATTGGGTTAAACCTATTTATACAGGAGTTTCTCTCGAAACATATTCGTATGCGACAAACTGGATTCCTTTATATAAGCCAGAAAGTCGTACAACACCAAACTATTATCCGCGCATGCTTGCTGCACTACCAAAACCGTATAAAGTTAAGGGTACAGATGGTGTATCGTATAAGGATGGTGGAATTTTAGTGGATGAAGAAGGCAAGAATTCGATACATACACTCCCAACATATGAGCGTACAAAAGGAGTTATACATGAAGATGGGTCCTTCAGTGTCGTAAAAATCCCAATTACAAACACAAGTGATGATATAAAAGTTAAAGGATTTTTTATTGAGAAAAGACCCTTTGAAATCCCTAATCCTTTAAGTGATCATCCTTTTCTTGCTTCAAATTCTCCTTCTAAGTTTTTAACAGAAGAGCCTTTAAATTTGGTGTTCCCAACAATTGAAGCAATTATGACACATGGCATTCCTAAAACAACCGATCCATACAATGAAGGCAAACAGTTCCTGAAGATTTATGATGTAAAACTTAACCAAGTTACATGGGATTTATGGAAAGAGACTTTTAAACCTGTCGATACTATTTCTACAACTCCCACTATTTTATCCGTTGCGTTTCCGCCTAGAGAAGACGAAACTGCGCCGTCCAAAAATCTACAGGAGATTTATTTGCAACAATGGTATCCAGGTATTGAACCTAGATTTTGGTTAGCATCGCAGGAAGATAACGGTGTTCTTGTTTCGAAAATGATCCTTTCAAAAGCTTCAAAGTCTGGATTAACTACACCTGCAATTGTTTCTGAGCGACCCGTATCTGCCATGACAAAAAGTTCCCCCGAAGAATGTTTCATTGTTGAAAATTTCCAGGAATTTTTAAATTCAGGTGTTTATCGTTCTCCTCTATGGGAAGATGTGAATAAAGCTATTGATAAAAGTAAACCTATTCCTGTAGGTCATTGTATTCCACTTGCCCAAATCGTACAAGAACGAGCAGATGCACTAATAGGTAATAAAGTTGCGTGGACTGAAACAACGGAGGCAGATTTGATTCGTGATCATCAAAAACTACTAAAATATTTTCAGCATATCGAAATGAAACCTAAAATTCCTGTTTATAATAAATATGCTGGACAGCCACAAACTGATCTTAGAAGACAAGTACTTGCATTGTTAAATGATAGAGAACGCATGCCCTCAGACAAAGCAGATGCAGTTGAAAAAATCTTAAGAGGAATTGTCTTAAAAGATGATCAGTATTTTGAGAATGATTCTTTTTTAGTTTGTGGACACACTCTTTCCGAGTTAAAAGGCGATTTAGAAAACGATAAGAATTCTTTTTATGACCGATGGACAGTCATAAATGAAGGATTTCAAGTATGTAAATACTGTGGCCAACAAATTAACAGAGATGTGTTTGCAGCACAAGATGATTTTGACGAAGACGGAAATGTGATTATATCGCGCGAAGTGTTAACAACTGCAGGGGATGGACACGCAGATGTATTCACAAATTCTTTATTGAAACTGAAGTCTGCATTTATTTTAGATAATCCTGGTGAGACAATTATGTACTTATTGATTTCTTTATTACAGGTTTTGCCAACAGAAACACAACTTCTTCCTATTATACAGAATATTCGAGAACTAACGAGCCTATTGCGTGCCAACAAGAAGATTGAAAAAGAAGCAAAGGAACGTACAGAAGGTGTCCTGGGAATTGCAGGAATGGTAATTCTTCTACAAACACACAATCCTTTTTTGATTCCTCGTCGTTCATTTGGATCAAAACTCTTAAAACTAACAGGTTATCCACGTGATACAGAAGAGCAAAATGATTCGCCAACACTTGATATTCTTATAACCGTTTTAAAAACAACATTTGAGTCTTCTCCAAATACATTTAAGGGACCATCTGCAACACTCTTACGAAAAATCATAACAGAACCCAAATCGATCCGCAAAGAATCATTAATGATTCTAAAACAAAACGCTCAGAAATTCAAGACACAACTTGTATCTGCAAAGGAAAGATACTCTGTTCCAACAGAAGCAACTATTACAGGTCAATTATATCTCCCAGTATTAAAGATCGATAAAACAACATATAAGCCAGACGAAAGAAACGGAGAAGAAGAGACTAGTTCTGCATGCGATATCCCAATGCCCCGCACGTATTTAACAGGTCGTTTACCACCAAGTGTAAGCCAAGATCCAATTGTTTTAGATAAGACAAACATAAGTGAATTTGCTACATTCATTACAGATTCACATGAATCTCGCGAAGCCATTAGTTTAACAGATGGGGAAATACGCAAGAAAATTGGAGTAGGATTCCCTAAAGGAATAAAACTAGAAAAAATAGAAACGTTCCTGAAATCAGATACGGATGGAATTGCTATTTTAAGTTTACTGAACCGTATTTTAGATGTGGTATCTCGTTCATCATTTTCTCCCGAAAAAATACAAGAATATCGAAACCTAAATGTATATTTACGAACAACAATTAATCCGTCATTGTTGCGTGATGCTTCTCGTGGAATAATTTATGAACTTTTACATGATATAAAAGGAAAACCAGCAATACTAACCGCACTAAATACCGCGTTACAACGTGATCTTGTTTTCAGCATGATTTTATTAACAAAAGAACAAGCAACAACTCAAGACTCTGATTTGCGAACACGTGAACGTGAAGTTTTTAAGCAGAGAATGAGAGCTATGAATGATACTGAACGTGAAGCTACAAAAATGCTTTTGGATATTGGTATTGCCTCTTACATCATCACAAATGAAGATCGTGAAATATTCGCAAAAGAATATCGTATAGTAGATCCTGAAGCAGCGTATGACGCAGAAGCAAACGCAGAAGATCTAGATCGGCCAGAAGAAGGATACAATGCTTCAAGAGATGTAGAAGATGGCGTTGCTGCGATTGTAGAAGGATACGAACAACAAGTTGATTATGGTGATTATGGTGATCGACGCGAAGAAAAAGCAAACCGTGATTATGACACGATCGCTAGTTTTGACTTTGATGAAGGTTACGGCGTTTAAAGTTAGCCGACCGTCACCGTGTTTTTCCAGAGAGTGAGTCTGTAGTCTTGGAATTCAAAGTTGTATATTTCCTCATTTTTAATGAAATAGAACTTGTGAAGTACGGTGTTACCACGGTCAATGCGTCGATCATAGAACACCTTTCGGACATAAGCGCCGTCGTTTGCGGAAAGCGTGTACTCAGTGTAGGTGTTAAACTCGGGCATTTTATTGGTATAAATGTGTATTTTATCATAATAAATCCGTTTTATACAACCGACATCTTTGTTACCGTATACGATCGTTCTTTATAAAGAGAATTGCGTTGTTGAAACTGTCTTCGAAAAGCAGGATCCACAATATCAATAATTAAAGGATGTACAGTTCGTTTCGTTTTATCTGTTCTCAAAATACGTCCAACAATTTGATCAACATCAGGACGAGGTGTTGCGATGACAAGAGTATTAAGTTTAGCAACATCAAAACCTTCTTTGCACATAGAGTATGTTGCAATCAAGATTCGTTTTGTTGAACACCATTCTTCTCGCTGTGATGACTTTACCGTTCTGCCAAGAACACATGCGGTTTCTTTCAAGTCATCTGGGAGTTTATCAAATAAAACTTTAGTATGATCAACGCGATCTGTCAAAACAAGAATTTCGCGTTCTTTATCGTGATATAAATCACTCAAAATTTCAATAATTAATTTATTGCGTGGTTCATACTCAACAACTTTATTCACCATCAAAGAAGTGAACATAACACCTGATGAATTGTAAATAATATCATTATACGAAGAGTTTTCGGGCTCAAATTCATAAACTTCTACATTTACTTTTTCGTCGACTTTATCAGACGAATCAGATTTATACAGCAGTGGACCAAGAAACCAATTAATTACATACATTAGTTTATCTTTGCGTTCAGGAGTAGCAGAAAGACCTAACATATGTTTCGAAGTCAATTTTGGAATAGCTTTTGAAAATGCCTCTGAAGCAATATGGTGACATTCATCGACAATAAGAAGTCCAAATCGTTCAAATGTTTTCAAAGGGTAATCTTTCATTGAAACACTCTGGAGCATAGCAACAACAACATCCTTTTCATAGATGTCCAAGGTGTCACCTTGTACGGTTCCAATTCGTGCGTTAGGAAGAAATGCAGAGATACGGTCAATCCATTGATCGCGTAGAAATGTGTTGTGGACTAAAATGATTGTAGGAAGATGAAGTTTCGAAGCAATAAACAATGCACACACAGTCTTCCCTCCCCCAGTTTGGAGAGATAGAATTCCATCGTGTGGTTCGGGATATAGAAAGGATTTCACTACCTCTTCCTGAATCGGTCGTAAAGAGCCTGAAAACTCCCAGTATTTCTCAGGAGTCGATTCTACATTCCTTGTGGAAGTCTTGTGAGAACCGTATGTCTGAATTCCATAGTGTTTTGGCACGTATATATAGTTCTCTGTTTCAAAATAAACTGGATAACGTTGTACATACTGAGGTTTCACAAAGACAGATGGAATGTATGGTTTAACGTTTAAAACTCCTTTTAGATGATGTAGATTCTTGACATCCTGCTTTAAAAGCTCATATCCGTGAATTGTAAGTGCCATTGATAGGATTAGAGTTTACTTTTTTCTAATACGTTTTACAAATGTTCTCACCTACTTTAGTTGAATTTTTAGGTACAGCTCTTTTGATTGGATCCATTTCGTTTACAGGCACACCAGTTTTGATTGTTGCCGCGTTTGCCCTTGCAGTTGGTCTTGGTGGTAAGATTTCAGGTGGACATTTTAACCCTGCAGTAACTCTATGGGCTCTTTCTTCGGGAAAAATAGGCCAAGCAAAAGCTGTTTCATACATTCTCGCACAAATAGCTGCAGCCATATTCATATGGATTACGGGATCTATGATAAAATTATAAAACGGATTTTTTTAGTGACCATTTAGTTTGAAGCATACAGATGGACCCTCGAAGCGGATTGACGGATGACGAGAAGTTTCGTAATTACAAAAGGCTGTCCGCAACAATCCGTTACTTGGAGTCAGGTGGAAGTATGACACCCGAATGGGTTTCAGAGAATCGCGATTTGATATTTACGTATCGCGACTGGATCCCAAATTTTGGAAAAGTACATCCCGACATCACTTCGAAAACGTTTCGTAAGTTATGCACGGACACTGAATACACAATCGACTTTCTTTGCCAATCAATTTATCGAACAAACACGTTTGACCCAACCGTTTATGTAACACTGTTGCGTCAAATGAAAGAAATCTGCGAGATGGTGTTTGACGACAAAGACATGGCAGAGCTTATGAAAAGTATGAGCCTTTAAATAATGACTCTACCGAAACGTTATTTCAGTGGGCTATCTGATCGTAAAAAAACTCTTCGTAGAAAAGAGATTTTTGCACGCTCGAAATTGTCGTGGAAGAACCCTGCGGCTTACAAACCATTTTTAACTGATAAAAATATTAAGACTAGAAAATCTAAATATATTCGAGAATGGCAAAAAAAGTTTCCTAATGCAAAAGGATTAGATAAATATTCGAAAGCAACTGGTGTTCCTGTAGGGTTAATAAAAAAATCATATAATCGTGGTGTGGCAGCATGGCGAACAGGGCATCGTCCAGGAGCAACTGCGCAACAATGGGGTTATGCGAGAGCTGCGAGTATGTTAGTTTGTGGAAAAACACATTATAGTACGGATGCCGATATAGTCAAACGAATCAAGAAAACTTCCAAAGGAAAAGCATGGTTTAAAAAGACATGTAGAAATTCCCATGGTTAATAGCAAAGATGAATCGTATTTTCGATTATAATGGAACGGTTGTCGCGCCTTCAAATCCTGTAAAGAAATTGAAGACGGTCAAAAAGATGTTAAACATTGATTCGGGTGACCGAGATTCAACCAAATATATTGAAAATAACGATATTGTTATTTATCTGCCACGCGTTTACGAAAATGTTGTTTCTCTAAGACTTGCGTGCGCAGAGTTTCCAGTCACTCCAAAAATTACATCTAGTGGATCTGCTGTAAGTGATTTATTGTATTTCTTAATTGATATTGAGGGTCTAAATAAAACAGACGAATGTTCAGTAGGAGCCGATCGTTCGGGTTATCCCGACGGATATTTTGCTAAGATTCCCGTAGAGTCCGTAAGTAGCAAGATATTTTACAATGATCACAACAATACTGAAAATATCGCTCACTATTCTCCTGCGATCGGTAAACTAGATAGACTGCATATTCGTACACGTCTACATACTCAAAAAGCAAGTGGTAATTCTATTTATTGGGATTCTCAGTATTCTTTAACGTTTGAAGTTGAAATGTTAGATAATTCATTCGATGAGTTTTCGACGTTTGAAAGCCGTTTGTCGGAGCGCGCTTAACCGTTCCACTTCTTTTTATTTCATTCTCTTACCCAAGTTTACGAATGTATCCAACGTGAACAAGAAGAAGACTCCTGTAAAAATATACAACATCATGTCTTGCGAAGAAGGAGCTTCATAACCTACTTTATTTTGCTGAATCATTCTTAAGATTTGATCTAATTTAATGTCATGAGCAGCACTCTTAAATGATGGTGGCGCATATGCGAAATCAGTACCGTCATCGCTAGGATAGAACGGTTTCGTATATCCTTTTTTCGTAGACGAAAAGTGTTCACTCGTATTTCCAACTTTTGCAGGAGCATAGTTTGATTCCGCCTCTTCGTCAGAGCCAACAATCGGCAGTGAGTTCGTTAAGTCATCAATCGTTTTTCTATGTTTTTGTACAGCGGCTGCTGTACGATGGATGGGAGTTGGGTGTACCCGTCCTTCACGTTCGGCGTCACGTGGTTCCTCTCTTTGATGGTATTTCGAAGCCATAGTGTGATGCTTCTTGGGAAATGCTGAACCCCACACTTCCTCTATACTTGCCATAGTTCCCACTTGTTGAGAGACACATAGAAAAATATTAACATTACGTTCAAACAAATGAGAGTTGAGTCACTAGAACTTGGTGTTGTTGCTTTATTAATTGGTTATATCGCTTTCTATTCGCATCCTCCCCCACAGCACGTACAGAGCTTGCTGTCATCGCCTGCGGGAACAGTTATGGCTTTATGTCTTATTTTAGCAGTGACTGTCTACAAAAGTTTGATCGTGGGAGTCTTTCTTGCAATTGCATTCGTGTTGACAGTAAGTGGTGGCGTGACCGAGTATTTAGATCCTAAAGAACAAGCTCCTAAAGCAACACCTGAGCAGCCAAAGAGTGCGGGTGTAGCAGCCCCTGAAGTCCACGGTGCTCTAAAAGCTCTTTTGGCTGGAACAAAACCTTCGGCTGCAAAAGGTGATCGTATGCCCTCTGTAGCACAGAAAAAGGGAACGCCTGCTCCTATATCGGCTCCTCCTACAACTACACCAAAAGCTAATCCTCCTAAATCGGTTGAAACTTTTGCCTCTTTTTAAGCAATAGAATGATTGATCGTATTAATAGTGTAGCAAGTTCACCATTCTTTATTGGCGTTATGTTATTACTTGTAAATGTTGGAAGTCGATTCATTACACATGAATTCAGTGACGACGATAAAGAGTATGGTCAAAATATTCTTTTTCGACGTGTAGCTATTTTTGCGGCATGTTTTGTCGGTACACGCGATGTTATTACCTCCATACTTTTAACAGCTGGATTTGTTGTTATTGCAGGAGGTCTATTTCGTGGTAAAGGGCCATTTTCTAGAGAAGGAATGGAGAATCCCGATGTAGCGATGCGTGCGGCTGCTGGATTATCTGGACAGGCAGATCAGCCTGCTTATAACAAAGACGAAAAACCATTATTCAAGTAATGGTGTACCAAAAAACTTACTAGGCCAACTAAAGTATCTACTAAAAGAATCATCCATGACTTGGGATTCTTTTGGATAGCATTGTATGCAAATAATCCATAAAAGGTAGCATGTAGAGGTCTCAAATCATTCCACCATATTTTTCCCCCAAATACTTCGAGACCTGTCTCTCTTGCCTTCGAAAGATAAATATATGCGAATCCTATTGCTGGCAACAACGCAAGATAACCTAAATACGGCAAATATTTCAAGTCAATGACTTTCGCAAGATACACGAAGAAAAAACGTGTACCCATACATCCAATCAAAAACAATAGAAACCGTTTCTGTATGTTATTCATTGTTAAGTGTTTATAGTTTAATTGTTACACTATTCTTACCCGTGGAACCACCAGGTTTCTTCATAGCAGAGGGTGGTGTCATCTTAACACTCTTGGTATCAACGACGGACTTAAGTAGTTCGTCGATATTGACTGGCTGTTTCATGTCGCGTGTGGGTGGAGGCATTGCGGCTACAGGAGGCTGAGGATTGGGTTTAGGCGGCTTAAATCCTGCCATCTTAGGCTGTGCTGCGGGATGTCTTACGTTTGTCTGCTGAGGAGGAGGTGGTGGGATCATTCCGCTCATGAAATTCGAGAGGCCTGCCAAAGGATTCGAAGAAGGAGGTGGTGGCGGTGGAGCTGCAGCCTTCATTCCTTGCGTTTGTTGCTGCATTGCGGCCATAGATAGCTGACGAGCAATATCAGGATTGGATTTCAAAATTTGATCCATATTTGGAATGGGGGCTTTCATTGCCATTTGGTTGGTCAAGTGAACCATATAGACCATCATACACGTACGAATTGGAATTCGTACGAGTGGATGCATTTTCATCTTGTCGCCATAAAGATCATATAACTCCTCAAAATCTTCCTCCATATCTGCCACATTCATCTGGGCAGATTCCGATAGACCATCAAGTTTTAAGCCAAACGCTTGAACGAGAGGAACATTCTTCGAAGACCATTCCATAGCGGACATTCCTGTGATATACCAATCGCAGAACTGTTTGATTGTTTGGTCCATCGCCTTCTCCTTTCGAATAAACTCAAGTTCCATCTTCATTTCCTCGATCGGGGAGTCTAACGTGAATCGTTTGCGGATAGGAACACCTAGCTTCTGTAATCTCTCAAACTTTCGTAATATCTCATATTTCTCTTTCATAATGAATTCGTCAGACATACGGGGAGGAGGTGTGCTCATAAATGAACCTGCATTCATATTTTTAAAACCATCTTCTGTCTGTGATGGCCCTGCCTCTGTGAAAGATGGCATTAGTTTAGGGGCTTCAGCGACTTCTTGTACGTTCAATGCTGGAAGCTCGACACTTGACAGATCGGGCAAACTGATATTTGCAGAACCTTCCGTAAATTTTGGGTTTGTTAAAAATTCAACACCAATTATACCGTCCATTTACTTGATAAAACGAGTCGATTATGAAAACTCTAACGCGTCAAAAACGGATTTATTCAGGCTTTAGAGCATAAACATTACTACAATGGCGACACTTCCAGAACTCATCGGCACCTTCGAGGCGCAGATCAAGGCTCTTCAAGAGACCGCAAAATTGCTTCCTAACAGCGAGGACATTGACGCACTCACCCGCATCTTCGAGCAGCAAATTAAAGCTCTCGTCGACAAGCCGAGCGCCATAGACAAGGCTCTCGAGTTCATGCACGAGACCACCTTTTACAGCATGCACCACATAACAGGCGAGCTTGGAACCCCCAAGTGGAAATCCTTTACTCACCGAGTGAAAAGCATCCTGCACAGCGACGACGTCTTTACTACCCTACAGGAAAACTCCCATGAGTGGGGTGTTACAGTAGGAGCCGCCGCGATTGACGTGCTGTTTCCCCGCTACTAAATATCCAAACTTCAAGTGAAGATATTTTTACTTATTCTCTAAGACCCACAATCCTTGCAAAAAACTATCTGCTAAGTCATCCTTTTTTGGGTGCTTCAGCATGAACGTTTTTAATTCTTCAGTAGGCACTAGAGCTGCCGCATGAAGAATGCCAGTCTTTTTACGCCCTTTATACGTTTTCGTAACATCCTCTAAGGTTACCATATTTGTTAATTTATGAACTGCGGAAACACCTTTGCACTTATAATTTTGAGTTGTAAACCACATGTGAAGCATTCCTTGGACACAAAGCATGCGTTTATCAGGCTGTTGTTCAAACACTATCAGATTCGAATTCTTCCAGAGATTGGCTCGAGCTTGGAGTGATGATGCTATCGCTGGAGCTAGATCGACTACGGACCCTTGTTTTGCGGATTTTACACAACGTGTCCACACATTTCCCGAAAAATGAGTAAACAGTTTGTCGACAAGTTCTTTCTTTGTTTTTCCCTGAATCTGTAGAGGACTTCCCATTTCCTGTAATTCCTCTTTGGTCTTCTTGTTCAAGACTGTTTTGGGATACTTTTTGTCGGAGGCTCCCTTGTGACGAGTACATGCGTAAGATTGTGATTGCGTCCAACATGCTGGTTTCTTACATTTATGACATAATGGTTTGTCTAGACCATTTTGTTCTGCCATAACGTCAATTAAATCCCATCCTGTAATTTTCAAATCGTGTCTATTGGTTCCTTCTAGGACACAATAAGCAAGATTTCTCAACCCTACATCAAACGATACTAGCTTCATTGTTATTTATCTATGCCGTAGCTTTAAGCAGCTGGAGTAGAACTGTTTTGGAATCGCGTTTTCCGTAAGGAATACCCTTCTTGGATAAAAGCTCACGAAGTTCAGCAGTTGTCTTATCCTGCAAATCATCCACGTCTGTCTCCTCTGCCTTTGTAGCTGTGGCAGGAGGAGGGCCCTCAACAACTTCTAACGTTTCTTTCACCGAGACACGATCATCCTCTTCGTCCTCCTCTTCAGGCACCTCAGGCTCGGGTTCGGGTTCGGGTTCAGGAACACGGGTGTTCTCGACATGCGTTGCCAAAGCAAACGCTAGAGATTGAAGATGCTGGAGCATTCGAGTCTGCTGCCAATAAAGGTAGCCAATCATCCCCGATAAAACAAAAATCATTGACGCTAAAACGACGATGGTGACGTATGTAAGTTCCATTTGCTAAATTGTATGGAAGAAACCTCCCTTCTTTAAACGTATGTAGAATATAAATGCCAACCGCGGATGCGTCTGAGTATACGAAGTTTAAGAAAGCCAATGCGGTTCAAAAGGGAGACAGTCAACAGAGTGATCCTAAATCTGTAAACCGTCTAACTCAATATATTCCTCAATTATCAGGAGCATATAGTACTGACAAATTCTTACCTTCTTTAACTACGAAAAATATACCGCCTGTTATCCCACCTATAACAACCACCACAACAACCGCTCAGCCTACAACGACTACTACAACTGCGCCAACAACTACCACAACAACCGCTCAGCCTACAACGACTACTACAACTGCGCCAACAACTACCACAACAACTGAACCAACAACTACCACAACAACCGCTCAGCCAACAACGACTACTACAACTGAACCAACAACTACCACAACAACCGAACCAACAACCACCACAACAACAGGACCAACAACGACTACTACAACAGGACCAACAACTACCACAACAACTGAAGCTGTGCCACCTTCATCGTCTCTCTATTATAGAGCAAACCCCAATTTCACTGATCGCTATAGCTTTTTGTTTGATGACAACTTCAGCTTAAGATTATACACTGATATAGGCACTCAACCTCTTGATAGTTTAAGAGCTAATATTACTTCTGATGTAACATTTAAGGTTGATGGTAATATAATTACTGTTTTGAGACTAGAGTATGCTGTTACTCCAAACGAGCCCGAGTATTACCTTTTTATTGTAATAAGTGGCAATTCAGCATTGCTGTTTAATACGCCCGACGATACTATAGTAGAGTTTGATGTTACACCCGTCACCTAAAAATCCAAACTAGAATACGATATAAATCCTCCACATGTTTTTGATATTTCAGATTCATATTTAGATGATGTAAGAATCCACACATTGGAATTCCAGAAAATAATGTATTTTTTATCGGTAGATCGCCATACTTCTTTTCCAAAGTGCTGTGTTGTGGAATCTTTTTCATACACACCACTCCAATGATCCTCTGTATCAATATTGATTGTATTCAATTTTTTAGGGGGTATAATAGGTTTGACACCCATAAGTTCCTTAATCATATTTGTGTATTCGATTGTTATACTGTCTTCAGAAATAGAATCAAACATACGAGGATTTTCTCTAAATCGATCAAAGATATTTGTGTCTTTGTACTGACCTTTAAAGAAATGAGTTTTGGGCGAAGATTCGGTGATTCCTGCAAGATGGAATATGTTTCTTTTATGGTAAGTCTTTCTGGAATCTGTAGCCCAACTAAATGCCAGTTCTTTATGAATTCTAGTTTCCTTACCACGCTTCCAATATTCCCATAAAACACACCACATATCGGTTGTCCATGTTTGAATATGATGGTCTATAGGATACTTTTTCTCATAAGTTTTCATCATATCAAATAAGTTGTAACAATCGGTTTCGACATCTTGCCAATAGCCTTCATCGATGTTTTTTAATAAATACTGTGCACCTCCTGAATTTTGTTGATTTTGTTTCACAATGTCTACGGGGATTCCTACACACTCACACATTTTATACAAAAGATCATTCTCAGGAAGTTCGTGATATTTTGCTTTGTATCGTTTGCAACAACTTACGATATAATCATGACCAATATAAGAAATTGTATCCGAGAGATAAGCGATATCGTCTTTTAACATCTCTTCAAAGGGTGGAAGTTTAGCAAGAAAGATATCTGAATCGTGATAGAAAACATTCTTACCTAATGCTGGATATTGTTTGAAAAACTTTTTTAGAACGTGTGGTCGTATAGAGGGAATATAGTTTTTGTTTTTACGATCATCTTTGTACCAAAGAATATTGTATGTCTTTGCTAGATTTTGAATATATTTAGAAGGTTCTTTCCCAGAATATCCAAACACAGCATAACATTTATCTTTGATACCGTGCTTCGCAAACTGATATAAGTAAAGCTCAACCTGCCAATGAAAATACGGTTGGTCAGGTTGAGCAGAAATATAAATCAAGTCGTTCATTTTTACATCAATGTATGTAGTAAGTAAATTAAAGATGTTTGAGTTTATTGAAAAGGTTATCTATATAAACTTGGAGCATCGTAAAGATAGAAAAGAAGAAACTGAAGCAGAATTGTTGAAATACTTTCCTGCTGAAAAGATTTTACGTTTCGAAGCTATTCGTGATAAAAAGGGAAGTGTTGGGTGTTCAAAGTCACACAATGGAGCTATGGAACTTGCTATCGAAAATAATTGGAAAAATGTTTTGATTGTAGAAGATGATGCCTCATGGGATCCTAGATTCAATGAGGAATATCCTATTTTAGAAGAACTCGTTAAAAAGCCGTATGATGTAATTTCGTTTGGCATTTTAGGGTATTCTGATAAAGTAACCCATAAACTAAAAGATGGTCAAACAAGAACAGCATACCTAGTTGCGCAGCATTACTATCAAACATTTCTAGATCATCAGAAAGAAGGCCTAGAAAAATTAATGACAAATGAATACACCTTAGCAAACAGATACAAATATTGTGGAGATCAATATTGGAAAATCTTACAAAAAAGAGATAATTGGTACAGATTACGATTAATGTACCAGCGAAAGAGTTTCAGCGATATTGTTGGAGGTGTAGTAAATTACGAAGGAATGTTTTTAAAGCATTAAAAACAATATGAAAATAGCAATAGGGTTCTTTGGTATAACAACTGTGAAATATATCATCAAAATGCATTAATATCGAAACTTAATAGTAAATGAATACAATTTATTGTGTTTGGACAGGTACAAATGAAATGTCTGAGAATAGAAAGAGATGTTTAGAACAATTAAAAAAAAGTATCCGAATGCAATGTAGTTTTAGTTACTCCTCTAAATCTACATGAATATATTTTAGAAGAAGAACCTCTACATGAATCTTATCAGTATTTAACTGAAACACATAAAGCTGATTATTTAAGAACTTATTTCATGAATTTTCATGGTGGAGGTTATTCAGATATTAAATGCACAACAGGTTCTTGGAAACAGTCGTTTTTAGATTTAAAAAATAGTGATAAATGGATGATCGGATATGCTGAAATTTGTGGTGGTATAGCATATGGTCCTGGAGAAAGATGGACTGAACTAATTGGTAATTGCGCATATATAAGCAAAAAAAAGACACCTTTGACAATAGAGTGGTATAACGATATGATTATACTTTTAACAAAAAAACTAGATGAATTAAAAAAACATCCAGCACAATCCCCACAAGATTGTTGTGGTTGACCATCTGGATATCCTTTACAGTGGAATGAAATGTTAGGAAGAATATTTCATAGAGTTTCTTGGGATTACAAAGATAAGTTATTGAGAACACTTCCTATTTCTATTTTTAGTCAATATCGTTAGAAGTCTTCATCAAATTTGTTTAGAAGTATTTATAGTTTAACCTTATAAAACTTTAAAGCTAAGTAATAAATGCCAATCAAAAACAATTATGTTGAGGCGTCTGAGCTGACTCGCAGAAAGCGATTAACAACAATTAGAAATGCACATGAGGCTGCTGATGTTAATAAGTTCCGTGCTTTAACTGTGTTTGATTCGTATGATCCTTCTTTCAAGAGCAATAAATATTATAGTGCAGAAGTTTGTAATGATTCTTGTAGAACCGATATAAAGCCCCACAATCTTACAAGCACGCTGACTTTGTCCTATAAGAATGTTAAGCGGGTTTAAGAAGATGTATTTGTAATAACTAAGTAGCCTAAGAAGACACCATAAAAGTTCTTTGCAATGATATCTAATATGTTATAACTTATGTTTTTCAAAGCAGGTGAGAATGTGGCTGCTACACCATAAAGTGACCACACACTTATCATAAATGTATAAAGGGGCGTATTTAGATCACTCTTTGATGCAAAGGAATCATACATGGTATAGAATGATCCAAAAAATGCAATAAATCCAAACACTGTTGATGTAATAAGAGAAATCTTGTTTTTCTCATATAGATACCCAAATAGCAACATTAGCCCATTGAATACTCCTATTTTTAGAATATCTTTCCAATTCTCTTCTACGAAGTCTGTAACGGTCATAGATTTCTTTTCATCGTCTGTTTTTGACTGATAATCGTAAAAAATGATGGTTGTGAATAACATCAAGGGTGTCGTGAACATCCAGTCAAAATATCTATAAAAGGTTGCTTGAGAGACTGAATGAAAATGATAGGTATACCACATGTAAAATGCAAACTCAACAAGCTGAACAACTACTTCAATTTGAAGCAGTGTTTGAATAATAGTATATGTGGGGTTTACAGATTTCGTAAGAGCATAGGCATCAAAAAACAGTGTTGCAACTTGAATACCTAATGATCCGTACAATGTTGATCTAAGTAGAGTTTTCATTATATAGAGATTAGAAATCTTCATCAAATCGAACTGTCATATCTTTTGCATCCATGCCAACTCCAGGTTTCGAATACTCTGAAACTTTCTTTTCAAAGAAATTAGTTTTTCCTTCCAGTGAAATCAATTCCATAAAATCGAATGGATTTGCTACTTTATAGTGTTTTGGCAAACCAAGCTGTTGTAGCAGACGATCCGCTACAAACTGAATATACGTAGTCATATCTCTTGCGTTCATCCCAATCAAGGAACACGAAAGAGCTTCACAAATAAATTCGGTTTCAATCTCAACAGCTTCCCGAACAATACTGGAAATTTCATCTTCAGTAAGTTTATTTTGGAGTTTGTGGTATACAGCAACTGCAAATTCGGTATGTAAAGCTTCATCTCGCGAAATGAGTTCATTCGAGAATGTAAGGCCAGGCAGTAATCCACGCTTTTTTAACCAATAAATAGCACAGAATGATCCGCTGAAGAAAATCCCTTCGACACATGCGAATGCCACAAGGCGAGTGGCATATCCTTGTGAAGATTCAATCCACTTCAATGCCCAATCCGCTTTCTTTTTGATACATGGAATCGTATCAATCGCTCGAAAATACTTTGCTTGTTCTTCCTTATCTTTTACATATTGATCGATAAGCAGAGAGTACGTTTCACTGTGAAGTCCTTCCATAGCATTCTGCATTCCGTAAAATAGACGAGCAATTGGAGATTGAATATCGCATTGGAATCGTGAAGCTAAGTTTTCCTGAACAATTCCATCAGACCCAGCAAAGAATGCCAGGACATGTTTGATGAAATGTTGTTCGCGATCATTTAGTTTCTCCCAATCTTCCTTATCTTTACTGAAATCAATTTCCTCGACTGTCCAGAAAGTTGCTACCGCCTTCTTATAAAATTTATAGAGGTCTTCCTCTTGAGGCGCAATTGGGAACAAAGTGTATCGTGCTCCCAAACTTGTCTGGGACTTGTCAAATAATGGCTCCATAATTGAAGGAAAGGAATTAAACTGATTGTCCATTCTTTATAATAATATTGAAATGGCAGGCAATGATCCATTTTCCGTTAACCTTTTAAAGCAAGTATTCCAACCAAAAATTGTAAGTGATGGTGGGGGCGGCTACATTACAAAAGTCGATATTATAAATGTAGATAAGATTAGCGTATCGGCTATAACCTTAACACCTAGAACATCGCCAGATATAATAAACACATTTTATGTAAGCACGGCCGATAATCGATTACATTTTATAGATAATTCGAATGTTGATAAAGTTGTAGCGTTTAGTAGTTAAATCTTTCCTACAATCTTATGGATTGACAAGGTTGAAACTCCTGAGGCGTCAGAAACAGGTTTCATTTGGGTTTTTGTTTTTAGGCCCATGACAAACGCTACCACTCCTGCTACAATTGTTTTTGGAGTATGTTCGAAATCATCTTCTGATTTCATGGAAATTTTATATAAGACATCCATGATTTTTGTTCGCGCATCATCGTTCAAAGAAAGAGCAGCACATAACCGTTCGGCAATCCCAATTTGTGTTTGCAGAACAGTATTGTCCGTTGGAGAAAAGTGACTTACAGCTTTACATAACGATCGAATATTCACTGTCATGATTTTTGCAATTTCTTCATACGATCTAGGGACATCGTTGTTTCGGCACGCTACAAAGATAGCGGCGCCCATTAAAGCACGTCGTGTTTCTCCACGAACTTTTTGGGCATCCTCTAATGCTTTATACATTCCACATGCGTCCATAATAATCGATTTAGGTAACCCTGCGTGTGTACAACTCAAGTTTATTGCATCGAAAATACCCATCCATGAACGTTGAGAATTAGAAGATAACGACCAACATGAAAGTCTTTGTAATGCTTTCATGTTTGGCGAATGAATGTTTTTATATGAAATGATTGATCCATATGAAGATTCTGGCAATAAATCAGACGTAACAAATCCTGTACGACATTGATCTTCACCTTTTGAATCTTCATAATTACGCCATTCTGCTCCTTCATCAATAACTTGGTCGAGAATTGTTCCACATGATGTACATACTTGCTGACCTTCATCAATTACTAAAATATGTTTGCACTCCATCTTGGTGTCTTGTCGAGCTATCTTTCTTCTCTTCCGTTTTACGCATCCATTTTGTTAATGACCATTTTTCAGGAAATACTTTCACGAAATGTACTTTGAAATATTTATTGTACAAATACTGGATTTTAGGAGACAAATCGCCCAAGAACAAAAACATCGCAAATGCAAAGAATACTCCTGAAATATATGTATCAATCTGTCGATCTAATTGTCTATCAATTGGAAAGAGTGGTGGATGATCTCGAATTAGATGTGTTATCCAATACGCAATTGTTCCAATAATACTCAACTCACTACCAATATCTACAAACTGATATAGTACTCCTGAATTCTGCCATTCTTCATCAAAATCATCAAACAAATGAAAAATCAAATACGAAATAATAGCGCCAAATACTGTATAAAAAATCGACAAAACGGATATGTTTAATGTTGCATTCACAAACTCCCCAAAATGCATATTGTACTTAATCTGTAAATTTTAAAATCATAACACCGCCACCAATCATCCCAATAGCAAGATAATCATGAAGATGTAACATTTCTTTAAAATATAAAACACCTACAGTTGTTGTAGCCATAACTGATAATCCTGACCAAAGTGCATTTGTGAACGCAAGTCCTGTTAATTTAAATGTTTGAACAAGCAGAGCACCAACTCCTACATAAAATAAAACTCCTACTAAAAACCATCTCCAGTCTTTCAGTGCATGTTTAAAACATGTCATAGCTGAAGTTTCTAATCCAACAATTGCAAGAACATAAAATACAATCCACAAATAAGCAGATGTAATCTTCATTTATGTTATTACTCGGCAGGATCTCTTGCCATAAAAGCAATCGAAGAGGGATCATAGACTTGTGGTCTGTAATTTGTTGCCAACATAGGTCTTCCCAAATCTTTTGTCTTTACAGGTTTTATCCATGAAATTAATAAATACTTTTCATCAACAATCCATACCCAGTATCCTGCTGCAAAATACTCTTTCACAAGAAACTCCAAAGCCTCTTTCAGTGTATACAAAGGATACCCAAATACAAAAGTAGGGACTTCATAAACAATGTAAGGCGCATTCGTATTATGAACAGCTTGTTGACGTATTTTAGCTTGTATTTGTGAGATAACGGGAGACATAGCAGCCATGCGATTTAATCTTCGCCCTTCTTGTTCATTCCATACGTCACGGGCCCTTAACATTGTACCTTAATATCTAACAAGAATGTCTGTACCATTTCGTAAACTTGGACTAAGTGGTGGCGGTATTAAAGGTGTTTTGCATTTAGGAGCTTTACTTGAATTGCAAAAACATCAAAAACTAGAATTCCCTGATGGGATTTATGGATGTTCAATAGGTGCTGTCGTGGCAACCGTGATTGCTCTCAATATTCCTATAAATGAAGAAATGGTAAATGTTGTAAAAACTACTTTTGACTTTGAAAGAGTAACTCCTGAATTTACATTTCAAGATATATTTGCAGCTTTTACAAAAAAAGGAGTGTTTGAAATGACAAAGTTTGAAGACGCAATTTTAGAGTTCTTCTCACTTGTTGGAGTTGATATTCGAAGCAAAAAAATTGGAGATGCTGATCAACCCTTATTTATTATTGGTTCAAACATCACGAAAGGCGTTCCAACAATATTCACAAAGGATGTTTATATTTTAGATGCTCTTAAATGTTCATGCTGTATACCGCTTATGTTTGTACCACAAGAACTCTATGGACAATTGTATGTTGATGGTGGGATCTTTGTCCCATCATTAAGTATACTTTTCAAAGATGGTCTACATCTTTATTTAACAAAGACCAAATATAAGCAAATTACACCACTAACAATTGAAACAATAACCCCGATTGATTTTTTGCGTCAACTCTTAACTTCTTCTGAAGCACAATCGCATAACTTCCATAAAACAGAAGATACATTAGAATTGGAATATCCAAAATTAATGTATAACTCAGATTTGAATGAGTTTGATGTCGATGACATTATTCGTCATTCGCAAACATTAATGCGTTTGTTTCTCGTCTCCAAGGGCTTTCTTCAAGAACTCGCGGAAGTTAGTAACGTCGGGCTTACCTAACATTCTATAGACTTTTGACGATGTTTCTACTTTAAAAGTAGGATACGCGGTTATGTTGTATAAGGAGGTTTTACCCTTATCTACTTCAGCATTAATTTCTTCAAATGTTACTTTTTTACCACCATATGTGTATCCTGAATTTTTAATAAACTGTTTGAGTGAATGATATGGTTGCTGAGCATGTTTGCAATAAGGACACCATGTTGCATAGAAAAACATAAACTTAGCTTGGCCTTCATCGAGTCCACTTGCTACAGGTGGTTCTTCTTCAATAAGACGAGCGCCTGGAGGTGTACCTGTTGCCCAATAATATATTCCTATTGACGCAAGAACGACAATGATTGAAACAATAAGTTCACTTATCATCTTTACGAAACGATGGATATAAAATTCGGGAATCTTCGCGCTGCTTCTCGAAGTTTTTTCTGTAAATTTCTTCGAGTGTCATTCCAGGTTGTTTGATTTGTGACCATGCTACTTGCGTGGTTTGCTTTTCGGGCTCGTAGGCTTTGGGGTGGACTTTGTACCACTTTGTTTTGTGTCGGAGGATTTCCATAACCCTGAAATTCCTTTTAATACTTGTATCCATTTTGGATCTTCTTTACCTTTCTTACACCACTCTTTGAAAGTATGTTGACTTCCCATCGAAAGGTTACATCTAGAACATATAGGAAGTAAATTTGCTAGTTCGCTTGATCCTCCTTTACATTCGGGAATATCATGTCCTGCTTGGAAATCAAATACGTTCATCTTATTGCGACACCAAGTCGTCTTACATTTGGATTCAAATTTTTTACCAATTTTTTGAATCCAAAGTTGTTCGCGAATGGCTTTAGGAATTTTCTTTTTCACGTATACTTCCGCCATGATTAAAAACGGATTATATACTAGTTTATACAACGTTAGCATTAAAATGATGGATCAGGATTTTGTACGTCGTGCTGTTCGTGATGTTCGAAACAATGTGCTTGTAAATGAGGGACTTATTTACAAGTTGCGAGATCTAGGATCAAACATCTGGTACTTGCGCATTCATCGTCCTGGTGGGCAGCGATGTGCGCGTATTGAAATCATCATTGACGAGTATGATAACCCCGAGAATCGCGGAGTTCGCGGGGCTATTATCCGTTATGGTGATATTCCACGACATCAAATTGCATTAATTATGGACTCGATTATGGAGCGACTCTAGGGAAAGCCGACAAGGTGAGCGCCAATACCGAATCCAGCACCTGTGCGAGCGGACGCGCCAACAGAGGGAGCATAAACATCAAGAATTGCAAATGTGGCTAGTGCAACGAGGCCGATCATTCCAATTTGAGACAATGGCAATGTTTTTCCACCCATGAATTTCGGTAGCCAGAACGCAGCAATTGCAACAACAAGACCCTCAAGGCCATATTTCACTGCACGACTTACTAGATCGCCAATATCAATACCAGGAGCAGGTGCAACTTTAGCGTCGGGCATTTTATACAAGACTTTAGATAATTATTCAAATGAAACTTGTTCGATACAAATTTAGTGTGGATCCAGATGTTTTACAAGAATATTCCATACGTGTTCCTGTGCAAATAGGATATTATGTAGGAGCTTATTTGAATGATCCTGAAGGTTGGTCAACCCACGGTTATTTTTTTGAACCTGTTCACGAAAACGAGCAAGTGAAAATAAGACTTTCAAGTCCTTCCACAATCAAAAACATATGTGGATTACCAAAAAATTTATCGTGTGCCGAACTTGGAGGAAAGAATATGTATTTGAATGCTCATAGATGGTTTCATGGCTCAAAAGAATCGAAGTTGCCATTGGAGCAGTATCGGCAATATATGGTGTCGCACGAAATAGGACATATTTTAGGACACGAGCATAAATCGTGTCCCTGCAAAGGATGTCGTGCTCCAATCATGATGCAACAAACTCTGGGAATACATGGTTGCAAGCCGAACACAAGCGTTAAATAACTGACTTTCACAGGAGAGTCTAGTAATAAACAAATGCCCCGCGAAGAACTACCAAAAACTGAAGATGATGGCACTCCTATCGATTACCTTGAGGAAGACAACGAAATTCCTACTCAGCGTTACTCGATTGTCTCATTTTTGTCTCCCGAAAAGGTTATTAAGCAGAAGGAGGAGTTTATGAATATGGAGTTCGTAAAGTGGCTTGAGTATGACTGGAAGGTGAAGGGTATGGAACATTTTGTTGCTTTTTTGTCCAAGAAGTATTCCCTAAAGATTGATGATCTCATGGGTGATCTCCAGGAGTTCACAAAAGTTCACAATGCCGAGATTAAGCAGACGGATATTCACGAACAGTATCAGGTGTTTCTCTTGAAGAACGAGAAGGATCTTGAAACACAGTTTACCGAGAAGGTGGGGTTTCGTACTAACGTACGAGGAGTGAAAATCCGTCGGGTGTTTGCAAATCTGGAAGAGTGTCAACAGTATGCTCGAGTCATGCAGCGTAAGTATCCTCGCGATAATCTTTATATTGGCAAGGTTGGATGTTGGCTACCATGGGATCCCTCGGAGCATATGATGCCTGAAGTCGAGTATGCTGAGAAAGAACTCAATGAGCTCATGCGAAAGTACAAGGAGAACGAAGTGAATCGCGACATCTTCTTTGAGGAGGAAAAGGCCCAGAAGATCGAGAATCAGCGCAAAGAGAATGCAGAACGCAAGAAGAAGACTCTCGAGGACCAGAAGAGGGACAGTGGTGTGATAAGTATTGATGATCTAACCGAGCAATTTAATATGCCTTTGCACCCCTCCGAGGGCGCTATTCGCGACATGTAAAATATCGGTGTAACTACAAATGCCAGTATTGGTAGTTGCCAAATTGGTAGTCCCGTCGAAAGGCGGGGGACACCAATCGGGCGGAGGTGTCTTACAAGACAGACAAAAAATTCTTGAAGGAGAACTAGCTGCTGCTAAAGGCGAGGTAGATGCGCTTAAGACACAAATTGTAGATGCAAAAGGCGAGTTGAGAACATTACGGGCAGTTTCAGATCCCTTAACAAAAAATATTGAAGCACTTAGACGAAAACTCGAAGATGCCAAACGGAAAGGTGTGCAAGGTGACCCAGGAGTACAACAGAAAGTCAATCGTAACAAAAAAAATAAGGGTAGTGCTCCTAGTTCGAATGTTTATCCAAGCCTAGACGCGAAGACTAAAGCAGTCGAGGCTGCCCAAAGGGAGTACGATAACGAGATACAGGCAAAACCAGATGCTGTTAGAGACACTGAAAGAGCAACTGCAGAATTAAATGATTTGGAAGCCGACTTAAGAACGAAAAAAGCCGAATTTGATGAAATAAACACATCACTTAAAAATACCAAAAAAGCAGCAAGTCGTGAGAAAGAAGAAGAATCAATTGCGCAAAATATAGATACTACCCCAGAATATAAAGTTTTACAGCGTAAGGTTAACACTGCAGCTTCCGCATATGTGGATGGACTCACATCTCCAAACAAGGATAAACTATTTGACGAATTGACAAATTTGCAGATAAAGCTAGAGAATGCTGGACATGCTAAACAAGTGTTGGACGATCGCAAGAGTAAAATTAAAGAAACTAGCGCTAACATAAATCTTAGAGCTAAGGCCGCTGCTATCGAGTCACAAACCACCGCAAAAAGAGCTCTAGATTCCGCATTTAAAAATTACACCAAACGTGTCGAAAAATATACAGACACATTTATTGACTTTTTAACCGATGTTGAGAGCGGGGGATCTTCTGTATCTAAACCTGATCTTGAAAACTTTAAGAAGGATAGAGAGGAAGCAAAGAAATCATACAAGAAAACATTCGAAGAATTTAAGGATGCAACCTATGCCTTAGAAGGGGCGACTCCCAAGGAACATGATAGTGAAGAGAAGAAAGCTGAAGCTGTTACAGCTAAAGAAGCCGAAGTTAAAGCTGCAGAGAACACGTACACACCTATTGATGCCAATATAAATATAATTAGACAAAACATTAAAGATCTTAGAACCCGTGGCGAGGATTTAGCTACTCAAATTCAAACTGGCATTTTTAAAGATTTGGAAGCTGACATTGCGGATCCTCCCGATTTGGATGCTGCAATTGGATCTTTCCCTCCAGTCGCTACTGGTGGAAGTAAGGGTGACGATGCAGTAAAATCAGCAAATAATATTGATGCGATTGATGAATGGGTCAAGTCATATAGAAAACTAATAAGTATCGAGAAACTAGAAAATGAGGCCACTGCTACAACAGTAGTAAGCCAGCTAACTGAAGAAGAAATTAAAGATGCTAATCCTTATGACCTAACTGGATATGAGCGTATGTTCAGTGATGGACGCAATAATGATTGCTTGATTCATTCCTTTTTAAACTCTACAAGTCCCACATATAGGAGAACGTCACTTAATCATAAAAGACTTATTGCAAATTATTTTAGACGAACAATTTTAGTAGATTTATATAACAAGAAATTAAACAAAACAGAAAACGATAAGACGAATCTTACAGACCTTTCAGGAAAAGGCTTTTTAGAAGTGACTGTATTTACATTTTTAGCAGAGAAGTACAACATATGCGTATTTATTAAAGATCAAACTGCTGTAGATAAAGACACAACGCCTTGGAAGTTATTGAATGCTGACGCTAAGAGTTCTGCTACCAAAGTTATAATAAGTTATAATCCTGGAGCAGGCCATTTTGAAGCTGTTCGTAAGAAAGACGGTAATCAATATATTTTTAAGAGGAGTGACTTTAAAGATTGGGAAGCTGTACAAGACGTAAAGAGTTCAGGACTCGCCGTTGGATCTGTAAGTTGTAGATTTGTGACAGGCGACATTATTCAGCTGAAAGCTGAATCCACTCGACGCTTCGTTGTCATACGGAATGATATGGACAAAGGGATGTGTGTTGCTATTTATGTATATGAAATTACTGGTATACCTGAATCAAATATAACAGCCGCAGCCACAGCGGCAACGGAGAAGGTAAACTATTCATTACTTATTTCTGATGGTACGGGAGATATTCCAGAACTTCGTGCTTTCAAGGTAAAGGCTATTAGTGACGCTAGAACAGCTGGACATGTCCCTATTGAAGAACTACTTAAAAAAGATCCATCCATAACAAACATCTTTGGTGAAGAAGATAAGTACGAAAAGGTTAGTGATTCTGCCGCCCCGCTCGTCACTGCTGCTGATCCTGTCATTGCTCCTGCTCCTGCTGCTGCCGTTCCTGCTGCTGATCCTGTCACTGCCCCTGCTGATCCTGTCACTGCCCCTGATGCTGCCCCTGCTGCCGCCCCGCTCGTCACTGCTGATCCTGTCACTGCCCCTGCTGCTGCCGTTCCTGATGCTGCCGCCCCGCTCGTCACTGCTGATCCTGTCACTGCCCCTGATGCTGCCCCTGTCACCGCTTCTCCTCCCCTACAAGTAACTATCCCTGTTTTAAAAGTAGATTTAGAGACTGCATTGAAAACTCTTAAAGATCCAAGTGTTGGTGACATAAAAGTCGATAAAACGAATATTCTAAAGACCTTAGAAAGTAAAAATTTTGGTAATGTTGCTAGTACTTTAACAGCAGCCCTAGACAATCTCAAAAGAACACATCCTATTATTGTTATTACCGATGGAACCTATGACGAGATTAAAAGGGAATTACAAACAAAGTTTCCAGAAGCAACAACTTTTCAAAATGCGGAAGAAGCTTTAGAAAATCTAACTACTAGTATGACGGCTTTAAACGAATTTCTCAAAAGGAAAGGATCACGCGTTGGTCGTATTGGTAGGACACTTTACAATGATACAAAAACGTTTATTATTGAAGGATCCAGAGCCTTATATAATGCATCAAGTGCAACTGTTGTTGCTTTAAAGGCGGCCTTGACCAAAGCGAATGAACTACTTGCCAAATTCAAGCCAAAAGGTGATCGTCGCGAGGAGTGTCGTGCTCGTCTTGCTGCTCGTGCTAAGCTTCGTGCTGCTATTGCCTCTGGTAACGCTAACCCATTTAGTGGACCCGAAGTTACTTCAGAGGATTCTTGCGAAGACGAGGAAGACGATGATGGCGTTGATGCTAATGGTGTTCCTTTAAAGAACCCATTTCCTCATGATGATGAAGATCATGATTCATCTGTTGAGAATAAAACTTTTGCTGATGGCGTTCCTTTAAAGAACCCATATCCCAAGGATGCTCCCGAAGTTACACTTAGCAGTCTGATTGCTCGTGATGCCGCTGCCGCTGCCGCTGCTGCTCCTGGTGCTAGCACTGCTGCTCCTGGTAACCCGTTTGGTGCTGCTCCTGGTGCTAGCGCTGCTGCTCCTGGTAACCCGTTTGGTGCTGCTCCTGGTGCTAGCGCTGCTGCTCCTGGTAACCCGTTTGGTCCTGCTCCTGGTGCTGCTCCTGCTCCTGGTAACCCGTTTCCTCCTCCTGCTGCTGCTCCTGGTGATGCCACTACTCCTCTTCAGTCACGTGCTGCTCTTGCTGATGCCGCTGCTGCTGCTCCTGCTCCTGCTCCTGCTAACCCGTTTGGTGCTGCTCCTGGTGATGGTCGTGGTAACCCGTTTGGTGGTGCTGCTGCTCCTCCTCCTGCTGATTCTAGTAATGGTAACCCGTTTCTCGGGGGACAAGAAGGGGGTAAGAAATTGACTCCTGAACAAACATTAGAAAAAGTTGTTTTGCAATTAAGATTAGCGCGGGCAGCTGCAAGAGTACTTGAAGGCTACAAAAATGAACGTAAAGAAAAACTACACGTAATTATAGAATTATTAAAGCAGAGATATCCTGTAAGTTTGAGAGCTCTAAAGGCAGAGAATGATAATATGATTTCTCTTGCGACTAAAAGAGTAGAGCTTGAAGTTTTAGAAGGAGTGACGAGTGTTAAACAATCTAGTGATGCACCGTTTAAAGTAACGCCATGGTCAGAGCGAGTTCCATTTATTACTGGACAAGCCGATGTTAAAGCAGAAATTGATACTTATGATACGGCAATAAAACGCCGTCAATACACACAACAAGTTATATACGAAAATACGAGAGATTTAAGTCAGGCAAAAACAACAGCGCAAAAGAAAGTAATTCAGGCAAGATTAGATGTAGCTAAACAAGACCTTGCAGAAGCTGACGGGCACGTTAAACTTGCAGAAGATAATATAAAGAAAGCTAGAAAAGCGGTTTTGGTAGCCGATGATCCATCAAACGCGGTAGACTTGATAAAAGCTGGCTACACTATTTCAAAGAAACTAGCTGATAGAAAAGGCGACATCTATATTCTTCTAAAAGAAACCGCAACTCAGGCCGAAATTGATACCATATTTGCAACACCAAATCCTCGAACAATTGTCTCAGTTTTTCAGTCTAGAAGAGAAGCAGATTCGTCTATAAAAGAACTTTTAAGTAGTACGGATGCCGAATTATTAAAAATATTTAGATCAAGCGGCGGCTTCAGGCAGAGAACATATCGTAGAAAGAAATCTATCAAACATAAAACACCAAGACAGCTCAAATTAAAACCTGTCTTAGGATTGCCTTACACACCAAAACGAAACCGAACATACCGTATATCTAAAAAAGGTTCAAAACGAACACCTAGACGGTCTTCTTAACTTTTACCCAAGGGTCTGAACTCTTCTTGCGTAGTTTATCGGGAGAATACTCATCTCCATTCAACATTGAACTTGCAAATGGACGATTGTCAATCCATAAAGACTCGTCACACAATTTAAAAGGGGGGTGTTCGACAGCTTTATACCAAAATACTTGATCTTCTAATTTATTTGATTGGATACCATTACAGACAACTAAACATTCATAGTTCTCTGTGCATTGATCCATAAACTGACAAAACATTTGGAATGTAGGAAACATACCTGCATAATTATCGTAAATACGTTTACGATTTCCAATGACATTCTCTCGTAAAATAAATACAAAGTCTATATTTGTTCGTAAATTAGGTGGGACTCCTAGAGGGTACTGCATGGTTATGAGTGTAGCCAAATCAATATGACGACCATTCATGAAAACATATCGAGTAGACTCTTCATTCATCCATGTGCGGTCATACAAACAATCATCTAAAATCAAAAAGGCACGAGGATCTACGTTAGAATGACCCCCACCTCTATTTTCACGATTTCTGGATTGTTTTACTGCCATTTGGCGCTTGATTGAACCCATAACAATTGCAGAATTATATTTATCGTGAATCAGCTTGCAAGGAACCATATCTTGGAAAAAAGGACTCGCAACCTCTGACCCTGATATCACTGTTCCAATTGGGAAACAATCTTTCGTGTTTGCCATGATGTCTTTCACTAAAAAGGATTTTCCTGTGTCACGTTTCCCTATTAAAACAATCATTGGTGCTTTTTTAGAATCTAATTCACACCTATCGCGAATCATGTCCATACTGAACTTTTTAATGTTGAAGTTCATCTTAATTCTATCGCGTGAAGTTTTTGATTATGAATTAACATAACTTTATAATATGGTAAAACGCACAAAGCAGAGTCCAAATAGCGAGTTACGGACTTCCCAGCTTCCCCTGACTCTACACAAGTACGATCTAAACAATCTTAAAAATCCAGCATTAATGCACTGGAACGTCCACAGTATCCAACCGTATTTTCCTCCAATTGAAAAGCTTTTCAAATCATCCGAGCTCGAATTTGTTTCCGATTATGGCATTAAATTTAACGAACAAGTAGTTTCAATCATAAGTCCTTCTAAAATACGAACATCTTCTGGAAAGTTGGAGAATGTGCATCGAAAAACTACTATGTTACTGTCCCCCTATAAATGGATGCGTGGTGAATATGGATCTAAATTAGGACTACCAAGTTCTTTAAAGCATGCAACAGATGCCATGCAAAAAATACAAGGGCCTAATAATGCCGCATACGTTGGCGCAATCATAAGTGGTGTTCTATCGCAAACAGGATGCGAACATTTCCCGAAAGTATTTGGGATTTTTACGGGCACAACTACTGAACATACAATTGATATATCAGACGATTACGGAGAACTGTGTGATAGACCATGGTTTTCTCAAAATATTGGAAACATGTTTGAGATTAAATTGTCTGATGAAATCCAAGAGATATCTGAGTTCAAACATTCGCGAACATCAAGACTGGCAATTCAATTAGGAGAATTAACAAATATAACAGACGTAAAAGAACTTGAGGTTGTACAGACAGAGGATACTCAAATGGGCGAATTAAATAGAGTACTTCACGATGAAAAGCAAGCTGAAGATGACGAATCAGATTCATCATCCGTTTCAACTTCCTATATTTTTGGAGTTCATTCCTGCGATTGTAGTGAGCAAGATGAAGAGGAGGAAGACGGTGAGCCGTTTGCATGGGCCACATTCAAAGACGTTCCAGTCCAGGTAACTCTTATGGAGAAATGTGAAGGAACTCTCTATGAACTATTAATGCTGAATCCTGAAACTGAAAAACATCTTGCATGGGTTTCTCAAGTAATGTTTGCTTTAGCGTATGCTCAGCGCACAATTGGTCTAACACATAACGATCTTCATGCAAACAATGTTATGTATGTTCCAACTGAAAAAGAGTTTTTATTTTACAATTGTGGGGGAGTTTTGTACCGTGTTCCAACATATGGTTATTTGATTAAAATAATTGACTTTGAAAGAGGAATTGCATCTATAAAAATTTCAGGGATGCGTGAGCCGAAATTATTTATGAGTGATCATTTCTCTATTGACGAAGAAGCGGGTGGACAATATAATTATGGCGATTATTATTTGCAAAAATTTCCAGAATTAAAACCCAATCCTTCATTTGATCTTGTACGACTTGCGACATCGTTATTTTGGGATTTGTTTAGTGAACCAGAGCCCACAAATTTACTTTACACCCTTTTTATGAAATGGCTTACACTCGAAGATGGAACATCTGTGTTGTTTGGGAAAGAAGAACCCAGACATGATCGTTTTCATGGATTTCATCTTTATAAAGCTATAAGTCGTCTGTGCAAAGATACTGCCGTTCCTCGCAAAGAAATCGCTTCACTAAAAGCTGTATATGAAGTTGAATCATGCGAAAACAACCCAGTATTGATGATTGATGTTTAAAATGTGGGCACACCAACAAACATATCTTGAACGCTTGTGGGCAATGCTTCAGTTACTGTTTTAACTGCTTCAGTGACAGTTTCTTGTCCAGTAGCGAACACAACACCCGACGTTATAAGTCCACCAAACAATGATAGCTTCCCTGCTGTTTCCCAAGAAATAGGCTCACCCTTCATCTTGCGATCCAGAGCGTAAATAATAAATGCAACAAGCGCAACTGCTACCGAAGCAATTATAATCATCATTTGTTGTTTTTTATCATAATTCTTCTACAGATTTAGAACGAGTGTTTCTTCAACCTTCTTTGTCAATTCATTCGTAACATCTACTTTTTCTTCAGGAGTCTCTTCGGGAACATCGAGCACCGCGTTTTCTTCTGAAAGCGTCAGTTTTGGCGGGTCAGGTTCTTCAAATGTAACTGTTTTTGTAGGTTCAGGCTCGGACTCTGTGTCTGATTCATCGTCCGTCTCTATTGCAGGTGGTTCGGTATTATTGAAGTATTTCTTTGTGATTGCTTGCCAAGGCAAAAATCCCCGAATAACCTGTTCTAAGCATTGAGAAATACAACGCTCTACTTCCTGACGATTTCTTGCTTGTACTTCCGTGGTTACATTTGTGTTTAGTAAATATGCAGTTTGCCATAATTTACGAGCAGAATGAATATACATTTCATGAATAAATTTTGCAAGAGATGGTTTATCAAATTCAATTTCGATCTGGTTTGAATTATTTTGGTACTGCAACGATGCAAACGACTTCATATAAGAAATAAAAACACCCATAATTAAATCATCTAAGTACGTGCATTTTGTGACCTTTTCAATACGCTGAACTTCTGTGCTCAATGTTAGATCAGACCACTCTGGGATTTTTGTAAGCATGTTTTGAAACGTTCGAAGTATCTGGTCGTTCTGGCCGTTGCGTTCACACAATTCCTTTGCAGAAGTATGTATACTCCAAAACCCTTCTGCAATTGGAGGAATCAAAAGCGATGCTAAGTGATCTCGCAAGTGGGTTTTTGCAAACTCTGAGTCCGTCATTTGTCATTATGAAATTTTGTTAAACTGATTTCAATAACGCATGTTTTATTAAAAATGGATAATTGCAGTGTAATTTATTGAATGTCACTAAATGTCTCATCCTATCAAGTGGTGCAAGCACGTGAATGCCTGCATGTGGAAGAATTGTCCCTTTCGACATGAACGTTGCGAACACTATGACAACTGGGTTTCAAACGGTAAAAAGGGACGCAACTGTCGTAATTACGCAAACTCCTCGAAGTCCCCAGAAGAAGGTGGGTGCAAATACGATCATAGAGATGTAACAAACCTCAAAGAGTATAACCATGTGCTACCGTGTGCTACGGAAGCTGCCTTATGGGATTCATTTTATGATCTTGGGCTGGAAATGCCATGGTCGAATACCTTTGTTGTTTCTGGAATGAAGAAAGAAGACGTTTCTCTATTGTTCCGCAGTTTGAAGTCCGCGAATCTAGAATTTGAAGACAACGACACTTGGGTAAAAATTTGGATCGACTAAAAAATGGATATTTACGCCGTAATCTATTTTTAATTCGTATAAAAATGATGAATCCTCTTCATTTCAACAAAACAAGTAGGATGTACCCAATCAAGGTTGAATACGTGTTTGAAACATATGACCCAAATGATCCTGTTCTTCGAAAACTTATCGAGTATTGTTTGCGCATGAATATTAAACTGATTATACGAGCTTTTAATCCGCAGTTTCTTGAAGAGGACCGTGATTGTATAACAAAACTTCCTGCACTTCAAATTTATGAAAATGATTACCATGAACACACGCATTATCTGGATGAAAACATCATCAAAATAATTCAAACCATTTATGAAAAGTTTGAGCTAATGCATTTCGAACAACTTGCCAAGAAGCAGATATGGGATGAAAAAGTTATCTATTTAAAAAGGCTGTTTCGAAGAAGTTTATTAAAAACGGATTCTAAGGAGCCGAAAGATAAGATATAGTATTACCATGGAGGCAATTGTTGAAAAGCTAGCCGCTAAGTACAAGTTCAATGCCAAGGAAGCTATTGCCTTTCTAAAGCCCGAAACCGAGCCTGAGAATGACAAGATTGCAGTTTGTAAAAAGAACATCGATCTTTGGCAGAAAAAGCTTGATGAAGGCAAAGTGAAAGATGAAGAAAAGCAACGCGAGAAGATCGACAAGGAAAAGAAGAAGCTCGAGAAGCTAGAATCTAAAGTCGCAGTGAAGGAAGAAGTTCCTAAAGAGAAGCGTATTAAGCGCTTCTCTCCTGTGATGACGACGCAGCTCAAGAAAGCATTGGAAGATGTTGGAGCCGAGCTAAACGATAAAATCAAGAAAGAGTTTCAACTTTACGTTGAGAACTTGAGTGATGATGATTATCGTGAGTCAAGCCTTGCAGATCATATGCGAACATTTGCGAAGACCAAAGAGGAAGATGTTCCTGACAAAGTCGTAGATGTAACGCTTAAGGAATTGCAAAATATTGAGATGACTTCTACAGGTGAAACTCCCGATACATTTTGGGATGCAGATAAAGGCCGATTCGTAAAAGGCCCTGAGCCCGAAGATGATGAAGATTTCGACGAAGTTACCTTTGAGTCAAAGAAGTATGTCGTTGGAGTCAAAACGGGTCGTGTTTACGAAGCCCATGACTCTGGTGATGTATTCGCTGGATTCAAAGGAGTTGGGAAATTCAAGAAGATGAAAGTTTAATTGTCTTCCCAAAACTCTATCTTACAATTTGGAAACGTATATTCAAACCAGGTATAAACTCCTAATGTTTCAAACAAAATACGCGGAACAAACAGGTGCTCAAGCTCTTCAACAAGCTGAGTATCTGAAATACTTTCGTTACTGGTTTTTGACCACATATATGAAAGAGTTAACGGGAAATAATTGCAGTTTTTAATTTTCATATATTCATCTATATCTCCAATATACACTTCAAGTTTTTTTACAACCCCTTCACGATAATACGCCATTCTGCAAAGTCTCTCCCAAAAGTTTTGCCATTTATTTATGAGTTCTTGTTCTGGCTCCATTATATGTTATAGTTATTTCGGTGTTAAAGCTTGTATAACCGTTTGCGTAGCTACTTGTTGTACAGGTACACTAATAAAATCAGATGAACGGAACAACCGAACCCAGAATGTTACCTGCGGTAATCCCCAGAGCCCAAACAGTGGAATAAAGAAACATATGGCCCCCCAAAGCATAGACGATACAAATTGATCACCATATGCTATACCTACACCTATGAACATAGTCTGCAAAAATACTCCAACGCAGATGAGTGCATTCTTGAAAATTGACCCCATCAATGACTGAACGTGTTTTGTTGGGGTTGTATTGGAAACACTTTCTACAGCTGGAGCACTTAACTTAAATGCGGCTCCATCCTTGATTGTATCGGATGATTTCTTGCCGTTCAGTGTATATTCGATTTTTAACTCTTTTTGTTTCTGGGGATTTGGGTCAGGAACACCTACTGCAGCAGGACTTATCTTTTTTATGTTTATATTTCCATCGCTTACCAAGTTTTGAATGGCGTCTGTGACATCTGTGTAATTCCCTGGATAACCATACTCTGCTTTTTCAATCTGTAATCCTGATGCTACCGTTGCAGACGGGGCGTCAATATTTACAACATCGTTGTCTTTTGTGGTTACTACATTGTTTGAGCCTCCGTTAATGGTATAGGTAATCGTGAGTGTTTTTAATTGACCTGGAGCTGGGTCTGATGCGTTCAGTGCATTTGGAGTCACTGTGAACCTCAGCGCTCCGTCTTTTACTAAAGAAACAACTGTATTTGTAACATCTGTGGTTGACGAACCTACTCCATATAAAGCACTTACAATAGAAATTCCAGTACTCATTCTCTTATTATGAGGAAAACACGACATTTGCAATGCCACCCATAACTCGTAGGAAATTGTATGATTCTACAAAAGCTCGAACAGTATATGTGTAGGCTAATGTATTTGCCTCTGTTTTGCGAATAATACGAACTAACTGTTCTGGGCTATAATTACCAACTCGATCTTCAGGAACAATAACAGGTTTTGAGCTATTCGCAGTTGATTTTAGGACACATACTTCGTCAGCTGGCGAACTAATTCCAAATACACTCGCAAGGGGGGGTTCGACATATGTATTTCTCAAAATAGTTCGATTAAACTGAGAACCGTTAATATGACCTGATGGCTGAGTGCTATCGTGCTCTAACGCAAACGAATAAGTGTATATGCCTGGAAGATCAATAATTGTTCGACCCGTATGATGACGATAATTTTGTATGTTTCTAAAAAACTCTGATTGTTTTACGGAGAATCTGTCTTTCCCATCAATGACAATGTTTGATTCAATAAGGATATCTCTTGTTGTTATTCCTGGTGGCCGTATAATCCCTGATGTTGATAGTGTTAAGTCACTAATGGGGGGTACATATGGGTTCTGCCAATTCGTATAATTATCGAAATCGTTTAGCAGAGCACGGTCTGATCGTTGTCCTACCCAGATAATACGAGTACATAAATTTCGCATATTTAATTCCAAATCGTTTGAAGCCCCGTGTTGTCCATGTGCTTCACGAACATCAATTTGTGTTAGCATAAACGAATGATCTGTGGTTGCAATATGGGCCATTTCAGCGTCACTAACAAAAATAAAATTACATTCCAAGAAGGGATTCATTTTCCAAGTTGTTAGTGTTGTGTTTGTTGGAAGTTGCGATGGAAATAACGGAGGAGATAAAAATGTTGACATGGAAACACTAGTGGGTGGATTAATACGGTTTCCAGTGGTAGAGTCTTTAATAGTGAAAAGTTGATACATATTCTTCAAATCAACTACAATATTAATCTCTGAGTGCTGCAGAGCAATTAAGGGTAAGGCTTGACCAATGGTCTCACAAAACCAAAAATGAAGAGGAATATCTAAAGTTCTTCCTGCAATAGAAGGAGCAGCTGGATCCCCTGAAGTTGATATGGCATGAGGATACTGATTTAGTCGATCAAATGCATTCGCAGGATCATACAATGCAGGAACGTTTCCAACAAGTTCATTAAGAATAGCTTTTTTGGTTGCGTTGAATTTTGTTGTAGCATATAGTTTCATCCATTCTCCAGTATGTCTTACAATCTCCTGACCATTGATTGTGATAGCAACATAATTAATCATATTATACCCCACATTTCGAATCCATTGGAATTCATAACCCGTTATAGGCTCACCACTTGGAATAATGGGAGAATATATATCGGGCAATGTAATACTCAAGTAACAATCGTGTAAAAGTTGAGCATACCGTTCAACTTTTGCTCGTAAAGTTAAAGAACCTATTGAAGGAAGATTTAGATTGGTAGTTTTGAAATATAATTGAAAATGCTCCATAGCAAACTCAGTGTGCCGTTTATAAACAGATTTAAAGTGCGTAAAGGAGGGATTACCTGTCACCAGAGTATCTTGTGCCCCTTTACCCACTAATTGCAATAATCCGCCTGTCATCTTATTATATCTTTACTATTTAGAATGTGTAAGTTTACTAGCCTTTTATGCCTATTTCATCTCCTCCCCTGAAAATAGGTCTTCTAACAATTTTATCATATTGACATGTTACACAAAGCCCCTGGTGTTTGACTATATCATATGTAGTTTCACAATCCGTTCGATCGCAATATAATTGTTTACCACTTAATACCTTTTCTCCACGCAAGCCAACAGATTCCAAAACATAATCTGCGGTTTGAGAAGCTTTGAAGTCTATCCAATTCGAAGCAGGACGACGTGTTTTCGAAGTTCCAAACTCGGTATACACATGTCTTGCTCCATCACGAGTCTCAAGACGAGGATCGGGGTTTGTGATATCATGTGGCTTATCGGTTTGGTAGTTTTTTGCGCCTCCCAATCTCTTTAATCGTATCCAGTCGCCTGCATCCATTCTGCGTGGTCCACGTTGGATATTTGATGCCATATTATGAAACTACTGAGGTAAAATATAATGGAACACTTTGTTACAACTGGCACTTATAAAGGACATGAAAAACTTGATACTATTTCTAAACATATAAACGAATTATGTATTGGCAGATCAAAAGCTCATCATATTTGGACAGAAGATTTACCTGAGAATGTATATTCTAGTGTAGAAAGTGTTCGAACTTCAGAAGAAGTTATGTCAGTCTTACAAAAAGCATATCCTAAGCATACGATTGAAAATGTAAGGGAGTCAGATGAAATATATTGGGCTGTGTCACCTAAAGGCGCAAAAGGAAGTGACAGATCACTAGTCGATTGCCATTATGATGCTCCATTTTCGATTATACCTGTTAGTTCAACGTATTATCGAGTTATTATAGCTTGCAATGAAAACAATGATGTAATTACATCTTTTCCCAATGATGACGTTCATGTAAAAATGAATACTGGCGAGTTTCATGGATTGGATTATAATACTGATTATCACTGTGTTGAAGGATCTATTCCTCCTGGGAAATATAGAGTTTTATTAAAGTTACATTATATGATTATACCAGAGCATCTTACATCAAGTTCTCTATCTGTTCAGTTTACAAAGTTTATTAATGTTTTATGGACAAAAATAAGTAGATGGTTTATGCGTGCATCTGCTGAGCCTAGTAATCCAATAGAATATCTTGCTGGATTAGTAGTCAATGTATCTAGAGTTGTGTTTAACAATAACATTTTATCGTTTTCTTTACTAGGTGTTTTTATAGCATTTCTATTTCGTAAACGAATTATGAAACTACTGAGGTAAAAAACCTGATTTCACCTGGGGCTGTTCGTATGCCAATTCGTATCAATCGTTGCGTATCTTGAAACGCAGATGCGTCGAAGATCTCGTTCGTATCAGGATCTAAAATAAACAAAATCTGTTTTGCTTTGACAATTTGAAGACGACGCGATTTTCGTTGGATATTTCTTAAATAGAGTGTATCCAAATCATCAGTTTTAAAGCCAGGTTTGTACGCTAGATCATCTCCTGTAGCTGTCGTATCAAACCGCATACATTGAATAACGGGCTTCTCTTTTGCGTGTAGTTTTCTATGAATCTCACAATCAATAGCAGCTTGCTTTAAAAGTAAACTGATATTTTTGATAATTCGGCCTTTTTCATATGCCACTTCATAAAGGTACTCGTCTGAGCTCATAAATGTTTCTCTAGGTTCACCACCATCATATCGTTTCAACATCATATCATTTCTGCGAATAGGTACGATATTTGGCCCTTCTTGTGTTGTTGATTGTTCTGGAGTAAATACTGTCATATATAATTTCACAGTTACCGTACGTTGATCCATAGGAAGTTTACGGTGCGAACAAATACGTATTGCGCGTCCAATGACCTGTTCGATCAAAGCAGGATTCCAATAGGGTTCCATGATATGTACTCTGCGTACATCGGCTAACGTAATACCTTCAGCGGCTGCTCGAGATCCTAAAAATACACACAAACGATGTTCTTTAATTGAATCTTTTAGTGATTGAGGAAATGTGTCGGAATAATCTTGATTGAAAATTTGACGATGTAACTCACGTTCTTCTTCTGCTCCTCCCAAGAAAACACCATATGCAGGAACACCTTTCTTCATATCAGAGGATTCACTCCATATCCCCGCTTTCTTTACCAATTTGTAAGGTTGGAATCCATTCGCATCTAAAATCGCATTGAAAACACCAATACCTTCTAAAGATCGATATTGTGAATAAATAAACTGATTATTGAATTTTCCTGGTTCACCTAAATTTGCTTTCAAGTCTTTTAAAAGAGCTAACATTTTTGGGGAGAATTTTTCTAATGCTTTTTCAGATAAGTAGCGTTCAGGTTCGCGTTTAAGTTGTTCTATAATTTCAGATTTTTCTACAACGCTTTCTTCTGTATCACCTTCTTGAATTGTTTTACGTAATTCAGGTGGAATGGCATAATTGCAAGATAAACGCGATGTCATTCGAAAAGACCCGAAGTCATCGTTTAAATTCGGTGAGCGAGATTTACGCGATTCTCTTTGTACTTCTATCCAACGCGTTTCCAAATAACCTAAAAACTGTTCAGGAGAAAAGGGAACTTTCACTAAAGTCGCATCTTCTTCGAGTCGCTTTGGCAGTAGACGTTCATCTGCGCCTTTAAAGTAGGAAACTAACCCTTGAATACGTCTCATAAACAAATTTGAATTTTTGATTGAAAGACCGTCTACAAACATCCCCATAAAATCTTCAAATTTTGTTGGTAAAAGTTCAAGCTTCTCTTCTATCATCTTTTCTGGATCAGGTAATTCAATTCCTGCAAAGGTAGTTTCAAATTTAGCTTTTGATTCTGTAATCCAAGCTTTCATATCAGGATTCTGTTTGAAATCTTTGTTGTACTTTACTGCTATACGTTCTCCCTTTTCATTATATTGGCTTTCAAAAAATGGCGGATTTCTAGTTAACATAATTGTGCGTTTCACCGAATTGTATTCAATTGTATCTACATCTGTCATTTTCTTAAAAAAAGCGGTCATTAAAGGCTCATCCCATTGAGTAGCGGTTTTTGTTGGTAAAACAATACGTTCAATAGGTCCTCGCAAAAGGTTCATTAAATACGCAATTTCCTGTGGTCTGTTAATGACAGGAGTTCCAGATAATCCAACTACTTTGCAATTACGAGCCGCATAAATACGATCGTACAATTTACGACGAATTGTATCATTCACAGCATAATTTACTAAGTTATGAACTTCATCAATAATAACAACACAATCATCAAACTGTTGAGGATTATCTGGTGGTAAAATTGAATCAATATTTGTTGACGAAATACCGTTATAGTTAATGAATGTGAATCGCTGATCTAGAATATCATCAATTTGTGCACGAATTCCTTTTTGAATGTCTAAAGACAGTGTTCGAAAATTAGGCTGATTGGTGGAAGATGTTGTGAAAAAGCGGCCATTTGTATCTAAAAACTTTTGAGAAATACCCATTGATTTTGCTTGAGCGACATCATCAGGGCCTCGTACAGATTTTGCTTCCCAATATTGTTCAAAAGCATAGATAGGGTCCCCACATTTACGAATTTCGCCCTTGTAGTTATCTGCTAGTGACGCGGGTAACATAATATAACATTTTTTTGTGGATAGAAGAGATTCAGCTACCGCGATCGATGAACACGTTTTACCTGCACCTAAACCATGATAAAGTAAGAGACCTCTGTAGGGGGTCTCCATCAAAAGATATTCTTTCACGATTTTTTGATAGGAAAAAAGTTCGCGAGAATTTTTTGACATATCACCTTGACGCATACACATATCTTCCGCAGAATCAGCTGTATCTAGTGGATCTATATCTGTCTTTCGGTACTTCAAAAAGATACGTGTTATAGAATCTGAAAATGCTTTTCGATTCGGCAATACAAACATTTTCACTACTTATTTTTGACGACGAAATAACAATGCAAGATATTATTCGCAAGAACCCGAAGTTGTGGATGATCGCTCTTTACTTATTTTTGGTAGCTGGATTCCTCTATATAAAACCAGCTCTTGCTTTTGGCGAACAAGGTCGCATTCGACCTTTCGGCACAGGCAAAAAGGAATCAACTGTATTTCCAGTTTGGTGGTGGATGTTTGGATTTGCAGTTGTGTCGTATGTGGGAGTTGTCTATTACCTTGATTTCTCTCTCTAATAGTAATGACAACTCGTCGTACTGGTTTTAGACGACGAAGAGGTGGCGCAACACAGAAACTAAAGATGACCGAAGAGGGGAAGTATAGTTATACCAAACCTCACGATAGTAAAAAAATTATGGAAATCATGAAGAAAATTGTTAAAGATTTAAAAGAGAAAACAATTACGGATGCCACTGGAAATATTGGGGGTGATACAACTGCGTTTGCGCGTCATTTCAAACATGTAGATTCAATTGAATTAAAAGATGATAATTATGAAGCTCTAGCAGAAAATACGAAACAGTTTAAGAATGTTACCTTGCATAAAGGCGATTCGAGAAAATTATATAACTGGAATACTGATGTTCTTTTTGTTGATCCGCCATGGGGTGGTCCCGAGTATAAAACAAAGAAAGATTTAGATTTATTTTTAGGTGACACGCGAATTGATGAGTGGATTTCTGAAATTATTACGAAACCTTACAAACCTAAATTCATTTTCTTGAAACTTCCTGCAAATTACAATTTTGAACGGCTTGAGAAATTTAACGCAAAAAAGCATAAGATACGAACATTTTGTCTAGCTTCAATAGTAGTAGATGATGGAAAAGATACGTTATAAAAACCAAACGTTATATATCAAAACTTTGTTAAAGGGAACTCTATTGTTTCGCTTAACAAAATTTCCAGAAAATGATGTGAGAGGTGTTCCTTTAGAAGATGGCACACGTTGTATAATTCCTAATTTCAATGTATTTTTTTATCCTAATCCTTTTGCAGGAGAGTTAGCTTTCAAAGAATATCTAGATGAATTTGATGAGAATGTATATGTATATGTTTTAGAACAGGATGTTAAGGTTTTGTATTTGTTAATACCATCTCCTTTGCATAGAGGTAGTCGCACACGTAAAAATGGAGTTATAACGAAATGCAGTACGGTTAAAAAAGGATGTATGCCTCGTAAACTTAGTGCGTATGATATTTGCTTAGAAGAAGCCTTTATTAAAAAATATCCGCATGTTGTTGGAATCATGTCAAATCCTGTAAAAGATTCCAAGGCTATGAAAGCTGAACTAAGTAAGCCAGAAAATCAACACTTAGAAAAATACTTTCATTATGCAGAAGATAGTTTAGGAATAACAGCTTTACCCGAAGTATCTTTGAATCCGTTAGTAGAAAGACCTATTGAAAATGTAATCGTCAACAAAAAAGACAAACTGGATTTAAACTATAAATTACTAAAGAAATTCAAGAGAGGTGATCCTAAAATTGAAACATTTATGGATAAACATGCAGAGTATGATGCAGATACGTTTCACTTTATCTACAAGAAATAATTTACTTCACTTTTAGAGTAGCGTTTGCTTCTTTTGTCTTTTCTTTCTCTGCTAATTCTGCTAACATTTTTGCTTTGAAATCTGTCATCTCTTTTGCACTAGATTGGCATGCTCCTTTCTCACTCTTTCCAACATTCATAACCGTTGTTATCCAGAATACTAACATCGGCAAGTACCCAACTCCCAAAATTAAAGAAGTGTCGTCTGGGATACCAAATGACTTAAACGTTCCAACAAACGGGTTATGGATTATAGGAAACGCAGCAGCGAAACAATACGCAATGGTTGGTCCCACCGCTGAAATAGCACCCTGTGTTGCACTTATTGTTGCATCAATTTTTGAGCATTGCATTTGAGTAGAAATCAAAGATATAATCATTCCCGTAATAAAGAACAACGCATAAACTGCTAATCCAGAAAATGCAAGAAGTTTGTAATCCATTATTTGGAAGCAAGAGAAACGATCCGTTCTAATTCCGTAATCATATTTTTACGTTCAGCATAATGTGGCCTCGTGATATCTTTACATTCCCTTAAAGTTTTCCATGCAATATTTGAAATTTCACGTCGTTGGCTTGATGTGAACTTTTGAGTAAGGTTAATTTGCTTTGAGTCTTTCAACATTGCTACAAAGTAAATATGTTTGTAACGCACATTGTTTGTTCCCGTGAACACTTCAGTAAATACTAAATCTTCGCGAATGGTGTATGCCTCATGAGGAATATTTGTTTCTTCAAAGTATTCTCGTATAGCGCATTCAAGGTCTGTTTCTCCACGCATTCGTCTTCCTTTTGGAAATCCCCATTCGGGTTCGACAAATTTTGAAGGGACTTCTGTAATAAGTTTTTTTAGATCAAGTGACTTAAACTTGTTTTCTGCAAGCTCATATTCTGTAGAATTTGTATCGCGATTATTGCCCCACAATTTTGTCCACAATGTTTCAAAACTTTCTTTTTGAATGAAGAGTTGTTCATGCGTGGTCATATTTTGCAGTTGTTTTTTTACATATTCCGTATCACGAGAATCATACTTTCCACGAATAAATTCCATATAAGACATACTATCTTTACGTCTTACCATCAACACGCTCAATGATCTAGGGTCACATGGTAATTGCAATGGTTCTCGAATCCCTCTCAAGAACAAAATTCCACATGAAATTATTGGGTCTGGACATAATCTAAATACGTGCCCCTTATCTCCGCAATTATTACAATACATTCTAGTTTTAGGTATGCGACTACTGTTAAGATGTCCATTTTTTACTTTGGGCTTTTAACAAATGGGAGGATCTTCTTCGAAAACAGAACTACCTGAATTTAAAGTTGATTATTCCAATGCAACATTTAACGCAGGTGAAGTCGCTAGACAGGCGCAAGAGGCGGCAAGAAAAGCCGCTGAGGACGCAAGCGCGGCAACTAGTTCAGCATTAGGATGGACATATAAACCTCTTCTTTGGGGTCTTGGATTGCTTGCGCTAGCACTTATTGTAATAATTGTGTATGACGTTATTGTTGCTTACTATTTCCAAGACTTACCAACACTTCTTATTCCGCGGGGAGATTTCAAAACACCAGCAGCAGCGCCACCGCCAATAAACACGATTCTTTATATCGACAGCGCTAAGTATGGCATAAAAGATACAACTGGAGATGTATCAACAGGAAAAGACGTTACAAATCATATCCAATCTCTAGTTTCAATGCAAGGAGGAACGTCATTGTCTCCATTAACTGTAACATCTGAAAACGTTGGACTCATAAATGACACAACGAAGCCCGCCAGTTTAACTGTAAAATATCACGTTGGCGGATCTACGGTTTCCAGAACAGCCACTGCGGATGTTGGTGACCAATTACCTGCACTCCCCGATGCCGAGACCGAGCCAACAGCAGCCCCAATTACTCCAGACCAGGGTGTACAAGATGCCCCAAGTCCTCCCTTTTTAACAAAACTTTATAATTCAATTTTTGGAGATAGTAGTGGCGAACTTTCTCCTTCGTTTCATGACGCAACTTCTTCTGCGAACATTAAGGGAACCTTAGCTCCTCTAAGCGCGCAACGTGATGGCGGGTATGGTATGCAATGGTGGATGTATATCAAAGATTGGAATTATGGGTATGGTAAGAAGAAATCGGTGATAAAGCGATCTGATTCAACAAATAGAGGAATCAATAACCCAGATATTTCATTACATCCAACGGATAATTCCTTGCAAATAAGCGTAAGCATATATCCTGCTACAGAAGGAGGGTCAGCAAAAGATACTCCTGCTCCCGCTGGCCATTCTGGTTCTTCCGATGATGTATTTGTCTGCGATGTTCAAAACATTCCTCTGCAAACATGGTTCTCAGTTTCCGTAACTGTATTTGGTCGTAACTTGGATGTGTATATCGATGGTAAGCTGGTGAAGTCTTGTTTTTTGAGCGGAGTTCCAAAGCCTGCAGTAGGTGATATTGCTTTAACACCTGATGGAGGATTTTCTGGTCGTATTTGTGGATATTATCACTACCCAAAAATGTTAACGCCTGCTGATGCTATGACATTTTGGGCCGAGGGTACTCCTTGCAGAAATAAGACTGCGAGTGGCGGCGGAGCTGGATCTGCTACGGGTCATTCCATCAAGTTTGGAATGTATGATGCGCTTGGGAAACAAATTACCGAATATGCCTTCTAAAAGAATGAAAATAAAAGCCCTATGTCTATACAGCAGCAGATGCACTCTTCATCCTCGGGATGATCGGGTCCAACGTACACTGGATTATAAACAACAACATTAGGCTGCATTGTCTTTACAGTAGTTTCTAACATCAAAATAGAAGGCCATTTCAGGATGAACGCAGTTTATCTTATTTGCTGATTTTGAATATATTAATGTGAGTTCATCATCATTATTGTACAGAAAAAGTTCATCTAGATGCATATATTGTTTTGCAATTTTTGATATATCTTCAAATATCTTTTTTGCAAGATCTTCTTTCAAAGGTTGTTCTTTGCGTTTTTTTAGACGTTCAAGAACAGTTTTCAATTTTGTATATACCATCGTAAGCTTTACGTGGTATCCTTTTGCTTTTGCTTCTTTGATTATACTATGCGTTTTCTCAAAATTTCTGCATGTACCGTCATATACGAACGAATACCCATCTGTAATAACTTTTTTTACAAGCGAATCATACTCTTTTGATATGTCCCCTTTTTTACCCAACATATCCCAAACTTGATCAATATTTAGGTAAACATAGGTGCTTGTTATTCCTGCATCTTCTACAAATTTCGATTTGTGTGTAGATTTTCCTGTTCCTGCAGATCCGCACAAGAAAAGAGCTACTTTGTGTTTCTTTGGTTTACGAACACCCATTGTAAGTTTTTCATAAATGTCATCCATTACATTATAATAGGAGTATTCATTCTATGGTATTGGTGAATACGCCCTTTACGCAAATATGCTGGATCTAACTCGTCAATTTCTTCTTTTGATTTATTACTAGTGAGTACCATAATTATGTTTTGATAGAAAAACATGTCATCCAAAAATGCCGTCCAAGAAGATTTATCTTTTACACTTGTAGGAACTCGATCATTTAATGTAAGTGTACCATTGTGGATTTTTGTAAGTATTACATCAACTTCTTCTAGGACAACTACAATTGGAACAAACTTATCTAGATCATCATCTCTGCGAATACGCGAAACTAAGTACGAAAATGTGTCTCCTGGATCTGTTGGATTAAATGAATGGCAATATATTGCCCCAATCTTTTTTGCCAATAAATATCCAATTGAACTTTTGCCACTACAAGGTATCCCAGAAATGAATACAGTTAGTTTATTTGTATTTGAAAACTCACTTGTGATATCTTCAACAATTGGTTCTTGTTGTGGCAGCGGCAAGAGTCCCTTCAAGCTAAGTTTTAAATATATGTATGAAAAATCAGAGTATATACCGTGTCGTTGATATACTTTTACAACGTCAGAGGATTTTGTAACAACAGGTTCTGTGGGTGGAGACATAAATTCAACCTCGTCTTTCTGTGTTAGATATTGATAATACTTGAGAGTTGTAATAATTGTTATTTTAAACTCATTTACGTTATACGCGGATGGAGATTCAATATGACCAATCGCGTTCTTACTGAAGAAAAATCCAGTCGGGGTTCTTTTGGAACGTGTTAATGTTGATGCAGACAAGTATGATTCCTTCTCAAGTATATTAATGATATTTCCGTATGATTCGGTATCATAGTTGATTCGATACATAACAATATTAAACGGTTTCAAAAGCAGCATGAGTGCAAAAAAAAGTCTTTCATATTGGAAAAGTCCAAATCCTGCGAGGAGCAAATACATGTTCATCATTTTTGTAGAGAAAGATGTAGCATATCTATAAACTTGTTATGGATACAACAACATTACTGTCGATTGGAGTGGCAATTCTTGTTGTTGCGGGCGCATATTGGTATTTTAGTACGCAGGCCATTACGACTACAAATACTATTATACAGCCAAATACTGAAGATGGTAGAACTGCATATAAAAGTACGAAAGCACTTCCTCGATCATTTGACCAAAAGGAAGGTGCTGCATTCTCCTATACATGTTGGGTGTTGATAAACAACTTTGAATACCGCTATGGTCAACCCAAAGTTGTCTTTGTAAAAGGTTCTGAAGATTTGAAAACAGCATGTCCTGCGTTATTGGTAGATGGCAACACGAACTCCTTTTTGGTGAAAGTAGATACCTATGGTGCCACGGAAACAATTCCCATCTCAAACATCCCTGCTAAAAAGTGGATGCATGTTGCCATTGCGGTTGAGCAAGATGCCGTTGAAATTTACATCAATGGAAACTTGTTTATCCACCATAGTTTGACAAACTTACCCAAGCAGAATAACTCGACTGTAACGATTAGCCCTGGTGGAGGATTTGATGGAAAGATTGCTGACTTACAGTATTACCCTTACTTTTTGACGAGTGACTCTGTGAAATCATCAATGGCAAATCCTCCTAAAGCGGATCCAAAAGATATTGGTGGTCCATTACCTCCTTACTTTGATATGTCATGGTGGACTAGTCGGCGCGCCTGAATACTTTAATGCGCTTGCTTGAGCACGTACGGTTGCTGCTGCATCCGCACTTTGCTTCCCTGCTTCGTTCATTTTCTCAAATTTCGTACTTAAATCATCCACTTTTTTGGATAGCTCTTGATTTTCAGTTTGTAGTGACATTAAAGTAGGAGGGGGATTTGCTAAATGTTCTTTGATTACCGCATCTTTATTTGAAATCAAATACAGTAAACTAACGAGCAATGCTAAAAACAAACATATTTTTAAAGAAACATGTTTGGCCATCTTCTTTGCTTTGTTAGATATAAATGAGTTCTCAGGGCCCATCAAGTGGAAGCAGAACTGTTCCTACAGGTGCAACAGGATGCTATGGTCCTACTGGGACTACACAAGTTCCAATTGGGTATAGATTTACAACGACAAGTATTCGAGACAGTTCTGATTGGACATCTTATAAAAAACAATCGTTGATCTTTAAAGATCCAAAAGCTGACAAAGCAAAAGATCCTTGGTTTGTTCATGGAAGCGAATACCGTTTAGAATTTTTGAATGGGCAATATAAATCAGCATGTACTGGGTGTACAGGAACTGCATTTACGTTTCCAACAGATGTTACTGACTAATATTCCATAAGTTACTCCAAAATGAGTCTACAGGACTATTGATTTTAATAACGTAAAGCGCAACTAAAAATGTCATGGATGCATCTGTAGATGGGTCGTGTGCTTTTTCTAGCGGAAGTATCTTTTCGAGTTCTCTAGTTTGTTGATCAAAATCGGGTCTCACGCATAAGTATGTTCCTTCTAATTTAGAAGTATTGCATTTTTGATAACTTGCTTTATTCCACAACGCAACGTCAGTTATTGATAAAGGAGGGAGATATTCTACATTATAACGCTTACATGCATTTTGAACTGCATCTATATCTCCTGTTCCTTTTACAACAATTGTTGAAGTAGAATACATTTTTATAAACGATGTATACCATTTAACTGGGTCTATGTTTGCGTTTTTAACATTTTCATCTTCTGCATATAACTGTAACGATTTTTTATGTAGCGATTTTTGTTCAGAAGATAGTTTTGACGGGAATGCATCTCCCCAACCAATTCCAATATTTTGTTCTACTTCATCTAATTTAAATGCGGTTTGAGGGCTGACAGTTGAATAGTGTGATATTGGCAATGCAACATTTTCAAACCCAGGCTTCAATGTTTTAAAGAAGTTTTGATTATAAAACCATTTATTGTTTTTTTTTGTTAGTAAAAACCCACCAAATTCTCTAGGCACAAAAAAGTAATCGGTATTCTTATTCAAAATATAATCGCCTTTTTCCAACACATGCCAAAACTCACAATCAAACACTAATATTGAATTGATTCCGTCTCCTGCCAACGCATCAAGGTATTTATGTTTAATTTCCATTATCTAGTTCTTATATTTTTCTTAATGTCTTCTTTAGCATATTCCGTGTTTTACGACGTTGCGTTTTAGTTAATTTGGATGGACTATACATAAAAAAATATTCAATAAATTTAGCAGAAGATCTATTTGCAGAATACTTTTCGTATATTTCAGATCGCTCTTGTCGCAGGTCTGTTAATTGTTTTTGCTTACCTATGCACGTTATGGGTGTTAAGTTTTTGTACTTATGGGTTTCTTTCAAATCCATTAAATGTTGAGCATTGCAAATATACCGATCCTCTGTGAGGTTGTTGGAGAAATGTTTGGGGGCGTACAAGGTCGCAAATATAAACTGTAAAATTGTAGGTATGCTCGCGATCATGAGTCCACTTGTTGCTTTATGGTAACTATGGCACGCATCAGCTTCATATACTCTTACTAAAAGTTTATTGTCAAGGATATCTGTATGTGCTGGAAATAGTTCTTCATATGCAGGATAATTTTTTAAGTGTGTTGTTTTGAAAAAACGTTTTATTTTGTCAACTAGACTTTTCCTTTTATCAGGGACTACAATCAAATCAACTGGTAACTCCCATTTTGTATTTGATGATTGCAACATAGCAGCATTAAATCCTAGTAAAACACCTTCTTCTTTTATCAAAAGCTCCTGTAACTCTGCCTTCTGGTCGTTATCTAAATAATTAGGTTCATCCTTGCTATGCGATGTGCACTTAACTGGATACTCTTTATTTAGAAGCTGGAGACGCTTATATACTTTTGTCCATCTTGATACATCCCCCTTTGGTCTTGATAATTCTAAATACATTGACATTCTTAAAAAGTTTGGAGGGACATAATGTATTTTATTTCTAGTAATACTCTCCTTCCATAATTTTTGAAATATGTTTTTATCGAGATGGGAGATGTCCGCGACCCCAGTGAAATTTGCAAAGACTTTAAATGTTCCTAAATGCACACCTGGTTTCAGCTCAACATTTTCGTACCCTTCTTTTAAAATTTGGTCTACCAACATTGTGCCATGTATTTGTGGTGTTTCAGAAAAGAAATCATAATCAGGTACATCTTTCTTAGGATTATAAAATCTATCTCTTTCTGGCAATAAATCATTTATAGCTGTTCCGCCGTAACACATAACGCGATGTGTTTCTATAAATTCTCTTACAATAGATAATATTTTTGTTATATCAGGGTCTTGTGCAGTTTCTTTATCAATTAGTTCTTGTGCTTTTTTAGCACTAGAATCAATTGATTCCATTATAATACCTAAAGAAAATTGCTAGATTTTTAATTTAGCCAACTAGCAAGGATGCCCCCCAAACGAAAGTCAAGGGGTGCACGAAGCAGAACATGCTCTGAAAATATCAGCGATGACGGGAAACCACCGCCTCAAAAAAAGGGGCGACGTAGACGCAACACCAAAGAAGACGGTACTATTTGGGTGGATGATGACACCCTCACCTCTTCTGATCACAGTTTAACAATCAGTGTTGAAGAAGACTCTGACTACGAACCTTCTGAGGCAGAGTCGGTTGATAATGAAGAATTCATTCAATATTTATTTGACAAGTATCTTTCTAAAAAAGAACCCGAAACTGAAGAAGAATCACAAGTATTCCCTAAAAAGAAGCACAATACACGACAAGCTAAACAACCTCCAATTAAATTAAACAAGGTCGAAGAATCGTATTATAATCGTCAACCTCCTTCTAAAAAGAAAGAACTTTTGGAATTGATGAATCGTGTTTCTTCCTTGGCAATTGATGAAGGAGAAATACCTCATAAGTTCCGTGTTCTGCAACTGCCCATTTCAGATTACGTAAAATCAAGTGTCATCAAAAAAATCACCATGTTGACTGAGATTTCAAATGAGGGCGGTGATGGACACAAACTTCGTAGCTGGGTTGATGCGTTTATGCGTATCCCATTTGGTAAAACAGTTCCACTACCTGTCCAATTAAAAGACGGTACGCAAAAATGTACAGAATTCATGGTGAATGCGCGTCAACAAATGAACAAACATATTTACGGCATGGAACCCGCCAAACTTCAAATAATGCAGATTATTGCACAGTGGATTGTAAACCCTTCTTCTGTAGGCAACGTTATTGCTTTGGCTGGACCTCCAGGTGTTGGAAAAACATCGTTTGCTCGTAATGCGATTGCAGAAGTTCTACAACGTCCGTTTGAATTCTTTACGTTAGGAGGTGCTTCAGATATCGCCAACTTTACAGGTCATTCGTATACCTATGAAGGGTCCTTGTGGGGCCGTATTGCTGATTCTTTAATGCATGCGGGAACTATGAATCCTGTAATGTACTTTGACGAGCTTGATAAGATTTCAGGAACACCACAAGGTGAAGAAATTGTAAGTATGATGATTCACATGACGGATCGATCCCAGAACTCTCAGTTTCACGATCGATACTTTTCAGGAGTTGATTTTGATTTGTCGCAATGTTTGTTTGTATTTTCCTTCAATGACATTGATAAAGTCCATCCTATCTTAAAAGATCGCATGACTGTCATCAATTGCACTGGATACACTGAAAAAGATAAAACAATTATCTTGAAAGATTATATCTGGCCTCAAATTCTTGATAAGCTTTGTTTTTCAAATACTGAAGTGTCTTTAGATGAATCCGCTATTAAATACATGATTGAAGAGTTTTCTAATAATGAAAAAGGTGTACGGACTTTGATAAGAACTGTGGAAAGCATGATGACACGTATTAATATGCTTCGTATCTCCAAGCATGAAAGTATGAAGGATTATAAGTTTTATATGGACATTAATTTCCCATTGAAAATAACGGATTCTGTCGTAAAGATCATCTTATCAGATTTCAATAAGAAAGAACCCGAAGTTTGGAAGTCTTTGTATGTTTAATTAATTTACAGATATTTCGAACTCAAGTGGTTCTCTTAGACCACACATAATAGGGTCGCCTATGTCGTGTTCCTTGATAATAAAATGCTCCTTCATACTGTAATTCGGGCAACTCTTCTTGTACAAACGATTTCATCAAATTAATAAAATCTGATAAGTTCCTATCTTCAATGTAGAGTACTAAATGTCCTCCTTTTTCCAAATGTTTATTTGATTTTACAAGCAGAGGTTCAAGAAATTCGCCCATAAAGTCAGTTATAGTTTTCCAATCCATCATATGTTCGTAGACTTCCTTGGTAAAAAATGGGGGACTTGTAAATATGAAATCAAATTTTCCTGTAATGCGAACATCTTGGAACTTACCAATTTTTATTGTATATTTTTCGGGATTTTTCGCGTTATCATCAATTATAGCTTTATAAGCGGATTTCATTTCTTTGTTTGAGTCTACACCAACATACTCACAACCATACGCAATTGCACATCGTAATCGATCTCCCCACCCAGCAGTTGGATCCAGCCAACGTTTAGGTTTGAACATTTTCAATACTTGCATTCCAACCTCAAATGGGTAAAGTGTACACATCATCACGTGCTTCTCAAGCTCTTCAATAGTCCATTCTGGATGTTGTTTTAAAACATCTATTGGAAGAGGGTTATCTCCAAATTTACAGGAAAGACGTTGTTTCAACGAATATTTATTTGTCACATCATTCAACTCCCAATTTTTAGATGTTGGAATTATAACTTTTTTTCCTCGGAAGGTTTCCATTGTATTTAAAAATGAATTAAAAACGGTGTTGTTCTTAGGTCTTCTTATCGGCTTTCATTTATTAGTAAATAAAAAATTGTCCTGCTTCGTGTGGGGGTCTGCATTCAAGCAGGCGCCAGGGGGGCATTCAGGAGTTCGTTGAGCCTCTTGATCTTGCGCAGCAGGGGGTTGACTCGGCCACCAAAGAGCGTCTCTCTTATGTCGGCAACCTCATCGTCCAAGTCATTCTTGGAGCAGTGGATTTCGTCACCATGAACCTCAAAGTAGCAACGCACTTCTTCTGCGATCGCGGCCAGCTTGGCCTTGCACTTCTCAATTTGGAATCCTAGGGTTTTGGTGAACATCTTTTACGCGGAAAAGAAGGAAAACGACTGTGTATGTTCAGATTTCTGCTCTTCCACTTTCTTTGAGTCAAAAATTCCATTTTTCATAAAAAACCTAAACCTTTGGTCACTCTAGGACTTAGCTATTTATCGCATGTTTTAGTATCTTCCGAAAAGACCACGTGGGCCCTTGTAATACGCCGTCGTTTGAGTGGCGGCGGTTTCAGGGAGGGTGGCGGCGGTGGGGGTTGTGGTGGCGGCGAAGGACATCTAATCTTTAAAGGGGGAGGACGGAGTTTCTCACTCATCTTACCTTGATTAAGTGACTTTGATATTCATCTTTCTTAATCCGTTTTTGGAAGGTAAAAAAGGGCGCCTAAAGAGGCACCCAATATTTTATATTTACTCCTCAAGCTCCAACTTCTTGCCCTTGCCATCGCCACCCTTAGCCGCCTTCGCGGGCTTCTTCTTGGGGGCGCCTGGCGGCGGAGTAGTTGGCTTAACGGGAGTCTCGCCTGAGCCACCACCTTCGACAGGTGGGCGTTCGGCTTCAGGCTCTGCAGCCTCAGGCTTTGCAGCCTTCGACGTCTTTGCCACCTTCTTAGGCGTGGCGGCCTCAGGCTCTGCAGCCTTCGTTGCAGCCTTCTCGGCAGCCTTGGCAGCCTTCTCGGCAGCATTGGCAGTCCTGGTTGCTACGATTTCTTTTTGTAGACCCGCACACTCTTCGAGGAGTGCCTTGATCTCGTTACGTTTGTCAGTGATGGCACTCTTGTTAATCGCGAGCTTAGCCTTGAGGGCGTCCATTCCTGTTGAGTTTAGTAACTTGAAATATGTACTCATTGTTACATATAATTTGAATGAATCCGTTTTTTAGAATTGATCCAAAAAGGTTATTATTCCTAAATGGTTAGTGAGCGTTGATTGCAACAACCTCAGCATTGTACACTTTTTGCGCTGCTGTGATGAGCGCAATGTATTGTGTGTACGAAACTTCATTGTTCGCTAACTGTAACTTAGCGGCTTCTTTAGCCAAACGAAGTTTCTCGTAGGCATCTTCCATGTCTTCCTCGATTTGCATTTGTCGCAAATGAAGGGCTTTGACGTTTGAGCTGGCGTACTTATACTCCATTTTGTTACACTGTTTTGACAATAGAACGTATTAATCCATTTTTAAGTAATGGGTTCATACGGTTTGCTAAGAACAAGTTGTAATTGGAAACGCGTAAACTCGTAAAAGAACCATGGGAGCACAAGGGTCTCATCGATGTTCCAAGAGTTCCTAAATGCTTGTCGGGCCTTATCACGTTCCTGCGCAATCAGCAGAGCTGTTTTTGCCCGTTGGAACATGTTGTTAATTATTTATGACATATTATCAAATAAATTCATTTTCAAGAACTCTTCAGTCTCTTGATTAAATCGGGTCTGTGTTCATCTTCTTCAAAAATCGAATACTCTTCAGGCGTTACCCAAAATATCCCTTCCTTTCCCGATAAAATTGCTTGACGCACTAAAAACTCCAAGAACATACATCGATTCTTATTTGTCTTGACTTGTTCAGGGAACCCTGATCCTACTAACCATTCAGACAGTTTATCCAGCGATCTTGCAAAATAATTTGTGCATTGACGACCGCCTATGTTTTTCTCACGAGCCGCTCGTTTTACTTCAGTTGCTTTTTCATCCATATTGAAAATTATGCTGCCGTCTTTTATAGATGCAAACAACTCTTCTTTCTTTGAAATAAATCTTTCTTTTGAGGTGTTTATCCATTGACGATACGCGTCTTCTTCTGCTCCTACTGGAACTATTTTTTCTTTATTTGAATTGTAAATCTTTTTAGATCCTAATACGTAGAGATATTTATTACCATCTAAAGGTATGCGTAACGGAGCGGCATATATTGGCGGATTAGACCAATCTAAGTTCAAAATATGGGTTGTCTTATCTGCTTCATTCAACACATTATCCACAATATACCAGTCTAATACATTTGTATCAAAACGTTCTTTTATATGTGTTGGCCACTTGTAATTATTGCGTAATGCAACAATATCAACTTCTTTCGTTTTAGCAACAGGCTCTTCTTCTGTTTTGGTGTAAACAGGTAACTTTATTTCAACACCATTATCGCGTTTCAAAAGTCGATCCAATAAAGTGTCTTTATCATCAATTGTAAACGCAAAGATGTTCTCTTTTGCTTGTAAGTGTCCAATACGGCCGTTCTTATCTTTCAGTTCAAATCCTGAATCAATAGCATTCTGCAAAATATAAGATAATACGCGGGGTTTATATTGAACCATTGTTGGATGATTATAAAGATCTTGGCGTTTCCATATTGGCTTTCTTGCAAACAATTTTAAGATTTTGTCAAGTATTTCATCTTTCACATCTAAGAATGCCGTGAGTGGTCGTTCATGGTCTTCGTCCACTTCAGGAGGTTGAACGTTACATGTGATTTGATATCCGCCTTCTTCAAACGTTGGGGCAGACATTGCCTCTAATGTTAAATTGATTAACTTATCAGGGGCATCTTGATTACGGTGTTGAGGTATTAAAAAGCGAGTTCCATCTGCTCGTGGTTCTCCTCTCCACTCTGCAGGTAAACTATTTGTTGATTGTTGTAATTCACAATCCATTGCGGATTCTGTAATAGCGCGTTTTACTTTTGCAATCCGTATTGCTTTTTCCTCTACAATCGCTCTATAAATATACTCATCCACTGTTTCCTGAAACGAATCAGGATATCTGCAAACATGCAAATATATAGTGCAATTTTGTTCTTCAAATGGAAGAGTGGAGTGTGAACATGTTCGCATACCTCTTCCCAAAACTTGTTCAATTCGGCTCATATTCCACCAAGGATCCAATACATGAATCTGTCTTACATTTCTAAAATCTACTCCTTCCGAGACTTTGGGTGATGCGATGACAATACGGATGTCGGAACCGTTGGCGTTCTCAGGACGTTTGAGTCGTACGAGATCTTTCTTAATTTCAGTATCAGATATATCGGATGTAAACAACACATATTTACCGAGTGATCCCTTAGGTATTTCACCTGAGGTTTCTTTAAGTAGCTGTATACCCGACTCTGATTGATACCCGTGCTCTTCTAGACACATTGCAAACAAGTTAGTTCCGTCTATAACAATATTTGAAAATACAAATACAATTCCTGTTGTTGACTTTAATATGTTCATGATCAATGCAAATTTTGAACTGTATAGTCCAACTTTTGAAGGAGCTAGAAATTTTTCACCTCGATATTTGAATCCATTCTCTGCTCTATCAAACGTTTCACGAAATGATTTATTTCCTGGGTACGTGCAAATAATTCGATGATCAATTCCTTTCCATGCTCTAACTTCTTGTATTGCGGCAGCCTGTATGGGTGAAACAAACGATTTTGTGAGTGTTAAATATTTACGCTGTTTCGTTATTGGCGCGCCTTTGATATCTGTTTTACGATCAGGTAACGCAATCAAATTATCAGGCGGAGGAAGACGAAATGGGAATGTAAAGGGATTTTCTCCTCGTATAAATGAAACATACTCTTGACACCACTTGCGAAATATTGGCTCTTTTCCTTCTTTGAATTCTCCTACTTCGGTAAATATGTCGGTTGTCTTTATTAATTCTTTTTTATCAAGTTTACGCTCGTTCCATAAAAACAAGTTAAAGTAATATAATACTTCATCAAACTGATCGTACATAGGTGTAGCTGTCAACAAAACTAATGTGACACCATTTGCAATTTTTAATACCTTTTCAAGAGCCATAGCAACAAGTTTGTTCGATGCAGTTTCCGTTGTCTCTTTCAAATTGTGAGCTTCGTCTACAATGATCAAGCGATTATCGAATGTTGCATGGATCCACTTTGTTACTTCATTTTCAGTTTTGGTTATAGGTTGCTCATTTATTAAATTTGCAAAAGTAATATAACCAATAAATTCATAGAATTCACTGATAATTTTATTAGCTAACGTCATCACGCGTTGTTGCGATGGTTTATCCGTATAGCGCAATGACTCAGATTGAGACCGTTCAATAATATCGAGATACCTTCTACCTGTGCATTGCTTGGACATTAAGAGACCATCTGCATCTACCGATACACGTGAAATATCAAAAATTTGAGCTTTGAAGTTTTCTTGTACAGATGGATTTGCCATTACCAAAACACGCTTATCCTGAAATTCTGGTCTTATTATATACTCCTCTGCAATTTGAATAGCAGTGCATGATTTTCCTACACCCGTTCCATGAACCATTAAAAGGTTACGAGTTGGAGATTCTGGACTCAATACTCTTCGTAAGAAACGTTGGTTTGATTGCAATCGAAAGTCTTTGGATGAAGAAGCAGAACACATCGATTCTCGCATACTTTTTAATGCTTCAAGTGTTGCATTTGATGGGATTGGTTGCGACTTTGTTTCCGCCAACTCTTCATGAGAAACATTTGGCATCCTTATATTAACATTTAAAATGGATTATAGGTTGGTATTATAAACTCTACGATTTAACTAAAATGTGGCAATGGCTTGATCGTGTTACTGTAGACACCTTACTAATTCGAGATTGGTTTCTCGATAGGGAGAGCATTCAAGAAATGTTGAATACAGCTGGACAAGATGCATGGGATTACGTTCATGAAAACCGTAAGAAGTATTCAATGCGGATTCAAGAACTTATTGAGCCTGCAGATTTCTATCCTAATCCTGCAAAGTTACGTGTTCGCGTAAAAGAAGTTTCGCAAACAGAGTGGAATAAGATGCAAGAAGATCTAAAGGCTAAACGTGATGAAATCTTAGAGCAAAAATGGGTTGAACATTCCAAAACTATCCCTGATCGCCCGCACAATGATCTTGATGCTGCATTGAATGACGCCTGGAACAACTTTTGTAATTCAAAAGAAAATTTGAAGCGCTACATGACGTCTTCAAAGCGAAAGTATGTTCCTCCTGGTGCTCGTACAGTTGACCCACAGCAGAAGAAATTAGAAGATCACACACGTGAGATGGAAAACAGATTCGATGAAGCTAATAAAGCAGTACAGAAAGAAGATGCAGAATACTGGCTCAACAAACGTTCAGAGTATATGCTTTCAATGTAAACGTGGCCGTTCTGCAATTAAGTTCACATGCAAGTGCCAACAGGTATTTTGTTTGAAGTGCAGACTTCCTGAAGTTCACAACTGTACATTTGACTACGCAGCAGATGGACAACTCAAGTTAAAAAACGATAACCCAACGGTTATCGCGGACAAACTTTCTAAGTTATAGTTTTCAACGTCTTACGTCTCTTAACTTTTCTGGACTTTTTTAACGTCTTACGTTTTTTTGTTTTTCTTTTGCTTCCATGGTGATGATGAGCATAATTGCTCAAGGCATCTGATACAGCTCCAACACCAGTATTAAGGGCCGACATATTTGATAGAGAATCTCCACTATATGAATCATAATATGGAGATGGATAGCTAGTTGACTGAGTATTTCTCGGGCAGTTAAGTCGTACAAGCATTTGTCCTTCGTCACACTTACTTCTTCGCAGATTATCTTCGTTCTGTTTAGTTTTTGCTGAACGTTCCGCTTCATCTCTTGCTGCTGCTTGCTTTTCAGCAACTAGGTTTGTTCCATATAGTTGATCTGATAGTTGATCACTTTTATGTTGAGACTCATCTAATAACGACATCAAGTAGCCCACAGCTCTATCACGAGGGGCATCATCTCCAAGCCATACATAATAGTATCCTGGTCCATCAGCATACGTACCTGTTTGCTTTACTAACTCCCAAACACCGTACACGTTGCCATAAGGAACCTCTCCCACAGCGTATATACCCTCGTCGTCGTCAAGAAGTGATTCTTTTGTTTCAAACAGTCGGCTCCATGACCCCGACTTAAAGCCTAAGATGTTTCTACGATTTCTCTTAAAATATTTGCCAGTATATGCGCCACTATTTTTGTCAGAAAATGGGTTCTCAACATCTGCCCATACTAATACTTGGCCAGACGCGCCTGGAACTATAGCTCTCATAGTTGGAGAAATTTTATAGTACTTTGGATATTCTCGTTCATCCATTATATTTTATCTAAGATATATTGGGCCCAGGGTCGTTATCCCTGTTAAATATAAAAATGATTCGACATTACTTGTTTTAATAGTATTTAATCAGTACGTTGCTTAGTGCGTCGTTCACAACTACTACTAGAATCTGAGTCGGTTCGCTTTCGCTTATTCGACTCAAAGTTCTCTTCTTGGTTGTAGATCGTCTGTTCTGCGATTTCTAGTTGATCTAGCGCAAGGTGGAGAGCTGTTCCAGTTTCTTCTAGTTCTTGCTCGAGCTTCTCTAGCTTTTTACGTAGGCCTTCGCAGAACGGATCGCGACAACACTCAAATATGTGCTGTGCAAACCATCCCAGAAACAGGACAATAAATGCCATTTGGCAGATTGCTTGAATGTTTACAAACTCATCAGAGATTCGCACGCATACCATCTCATCCATGTTGTAGCATTGAGTGTTGTTCATTTTGATATATGCAATTTGTTCCTACTTTATTTTAATTATCCGTTTTTGACATATCTACTGTAATTATTACCAAGACATACGTACGTATTTGATAAGACTGTATATTTGCTAAGAAACTCAATCGACTAAAATTATAGTTCGAAGGAAGTTTTAATACGATATGTTTTGGTCTGGTTTTACGTAATAAAATTTCTTCTATCCATAGATCGAGTCTTTTTTCAGATAGAAATAGATCTAAGTTTGTTTTCGTTTTATACCCAGGACCGCCCCATGGAGGATCTACATACAAAACATCTGTGTTCCAATTAAATATATTGGTTGCATCGGCGTTATAGAGTGTTACATTTTTTAACCCATATACCAACACATTATTTTTTAAAACTTCATAATTGTCTTGATTTAATTCGATGCTGTCTACATGTTGAAAATGCAATGCAAAGTTTATAGTGTCACCACCTATACATGCTGTGCTATCTGTTATGGTCATCGCATGTGTGTTATTAAAGGCAGTTTTCAGTATGGCTATAATCTTATATGCATCGCGCCTCCGTGTAACACTATAGGATCCTTCTTCTGTCGTTTTTAACTTTGAGTAGTCTATCCCTTCTTTTTTTGGAAATATATCTTCCATATCTACATTCTATTCGTTGACCTTATCCTAAATTCATTTTAAACAAGAAAAAACCTGTGTGTGAACAGGGTTTACTTACCCACTCACCGCCACTATCTTAAGTGGCGCAATGAATGTCACCTCCTGCATAGTACTGGGGAGAAGTGGTAGTGGTTTTTCAACTTTGTCTGCTTTGTAAAGCATTACAAACGCGATCAGTGCGAGGAGTGCTGTGAACACCTCGTAAAGAACTGACGTCATTTTGGGTAAGATATGACCTGTATTGCCTTAAATAAATCCATTTTTGTAAAAAACGGATTCTTTACCTTCAAGAGAGTATATGTCAGCCCAAGTAGTAATACATGGGTATTCAGCTAACGCTGGATGGAGAAACATAGTTCTTTGCAATAGTTAACATTAACGACGAAAGTCTTAAGAGTAAATTACTGTAAAGAGGTATGTTCACGCGCACATACAACAAGTATTCAAACGGTTATAAACGTTCGAACACAGACGGTATGTACGCCAGTCAATCACAAAGTACTTTGTGACAGATGATGTTAATATACGCAAGAAGATAGCTATATTAGAAGGAGATAACAACGTTAAAGGAAGGTTATCACGGATTGTGCGATGGATTGGGGCACTGAAGATTAGAAAGAACGACCTAAAGTTGTTCAATTTTTTTGCTATTTAGAAAAACGGATTCTACAATTTATTTGCATACTTAGTGTACTTTCTACACATGTGAAGATGTTGGGATCTGTCAGCGAATTCGAACTCAATCGAGCGCTCACGACATGGTACAACCTTCAAAAGAAGAAGCAGTCAAACGAGATTGTCGCGCTAGCCCGTGATGTCTACCTTAGTCTGTCAGAAGCACAAATGGCCAGAACCCTAAATGTGGCAAATATGTTTGCCAATCGCGCGTATGCGTCTCAAAAGAAGCTCAACAAGCTTTTGGAGGAGAAATCGCCCAGTTGGTTCGCAAGGCTGTTCGTTCTGTAAATAGTCTGTTGTAAAAAATGGATTTTTTAATGTCAAAATGGAGAAGATCACAATTACAAGCCATTGAAGTTTACTACCGCACACACAAAATGCTCCGTGGTGAAGAGAAGGCCCCCGAGGCCACCAAGGCCGAGAAGTTTAACTACCACGCCGCGGTCAAGGCTGCCTGCAAAACTGCAGGGCACTGCCCCGACTGCACGCTCGCCTCCTTAATTGGTATGGCGACACCCTGCAAAGACCACACACCGCTGACAAAGGCGGAGGCCGACGCATTCGTCGCACAGAACGTGATGAAGGGCACCTTGCCCTGCATGTTTTGGGACAACTGCCCCTGCAAGGCGACCTGCACCTACGGCCACAACTGGCCTGAGATTCAAGAGGCGTGCCTCCAGAAGGGTACGAGCTACGAATATTCCCGCGCCTACTGCGGAATAATGCTTGGGCGCGCGAACAAAGCTTTTGACAAATTCATGGATGAGATCGAGCCCGTTCACGTCCTCATTCCCGAGGAGGAAGAAGCCTACGATGACTTCGGCAACACGCTTGAGCTCATGGAAGAGCTGGCGGAGGAAGAAGACTACGATGACTTCGTCAACACGCTTAAGCTCATGGCAGAGCAGGCGGTGGAAGACGTAGTCGAGCTAGAAGAGCTCAAAAAGCTTGAAGCCGACGAGGCAGAGAGCAAGCAGTTCATGGCCGCCGCCGAGGCGTTCATGAAGACGGTGTCCTGCTGTTAAAGTACACCTATTATACCAAGTGAAGCTGGTTTATTAAAGCTTACACCAAAACACCGCCACGAGAGCAGGTGTATAAAGAATGCGCCGTAAATCCAGTTGTATTGGGTTATAGGTCAAGAGGACCTTTTTTTATGAAAAATGGAATTTTTAACTTCAAATCTGTGAATAGCAGAACCCAGATTTGAAGATGACAGACACAATGAATTTTGCCGATCTGGAAAAGAACTTGCTGGAGATGACTGACACCGCGCTGACGGTGACCCCGCTGGAAGTGCTCGAGTTGAACGCTCGCCAAACGTACATGGTTGTACAACAGAACGCTTGGCTCGCCGTCACATCATACATGTGCGGCGACATTGCCATGGCGAACACCGCGTACGCGATCGCCGTCATCAACGGGGAATTCCTGAACACCCTACTCATGGAAATCCAGCGCCTCACCCACTAAATCCCGCATCGAGCGGGTGTCAGCCCCTAGCGCTGACCCATTTTTTATTCTTGTCCACCCTGTTCTTTCCCAAAAAATGTCCCAAATGTTTTCAGTAATTCTGCACCTTGTTCAATCGCAGGCTTCATTTCTGCTAAGGAACCCATGAGTTCTTTTTGCAATCCCATGAGTTCTTTTGTATCTCTTCGCATTCCACCAAGCTGTTCAGGCGTTAAGTTTCGGTATGCGTGTAAGATTGTTGTACCGATGTCTACATGCGGATCATCCGTCTTTGGAGGAGCAGGTGTAGGATCACTGGGTTTTGGTGTAGCAGTGCTTTTCTTCTTTTCTTCGTTCTCGAAAGTCTCCTTAGTCACGGATGCAATCAAGTAAATCCCGATTATTGCAGCGATAACCGATACAGTATGAGATATCACTTGACTCGCCAGAAGATAAATAAGACCAAGC